TCCCTATACTGATAATTACTTTAAACAACAAGGTTGTAGTGATAATCAATATAAAGAAAAAGAATGGGAGTATGTTAACAAGGATTTCATAGGAACTATATATATGGAATCAACAGAAAACTATAACCCTAGAGTTTACATTTAACCATGTCACAAGTTGTGACACAACACAGGAGACTAACATGAAAGAATACTTTTTTAAAATACATATTGAGGGTATGAATGGCTACCTTTACTATTCAGTAATGGCAGATTCAGAACAAGAGGCAGTAGACATGGTAGATTACTACATGCAATCTGCACCACACATAATAGAAAAAGATAACAACTATGTTCAAGGTAAGGAGTTAGTATAATGAAGATACATAAATTAGTAGACGTTCTAGGTGCAATCAACGACACAGGCAAGTTAGCTTGTGATATGTATGACTTAGGCAAGAAGCATTATTATTCAGAAGCACGAGGATACAAAATGCCTATATCAGAAATGGACTTTCAACATATGGTCAGAGCATTTGTTAAATTGTGTGAGCAAGAGGAGATGCTTGACAGGTCAGAGCATATGGGTACAACTAAAGACTTACAAAAGCATATTAAATGCCAAGATGACATCATAAAAAGTTTACATAAGAAACTTAAAAAACTGCGAGAAGATTTAGAGGGTGGATTCAAACAATCTGTTGATGATCTAGATAGTCTTGAAGCACAAGAAAAGATTATTGCAGGACTACGTAGTCAAGTAGAAACACTTAGAGGTATCATTGATGAAAAAGATGAACAACTCAACGAGTATGCTTGTAAGATAACAAACAGTGTAAATATCATAAACTCTCTTCGTGAGGATACTCAAACTCAAGGACATAGATATGTATTCTCTGAGATACCTAATAACGAGTATGGTAAGAAGTTGACTAGAGGTATGAAAGTATATCTTAACAATGAATCATACACCATGAGAGTAAGAGGACAACATCTCAAGCCTGAGTTACATGGACAAGGTAAAGCATCTTATGGGCAATCCATAGAGGACTCTACACATCTAAGAGTGTACATAGATACGAAAAAGGGAGATGAGTAATGAATGTACTAAGTTTATTTGACGGTATGTCTTGTGGACAACTTGCCTTAGAACGTGCCAATGTATCTGTAGATAATTACTTTGCTTGTGAGATAGACAAGTATGCAATGCAGATAGCTAACAAAAATTTTCCTGACACAATACAGTTGGGAGATGTGTCAGAGTTTAGTGAAGATTATCTTAAAGCACATAATCACTTTGATGACCCACCTATAGATTTACTTCTTGGTGGCTCACCTTGTCAGGGATTTTCTTTTGCAGGAGAACAGTTGGCATTTGATGACCCACGTTCCAAGTTATTCTTTGAGTTCATAAGAGTTATGAATGATTTAAAACCTAGATATGTATTGCTTGAGAATGTGCGAATGAAGAAAAAGTTTGAAGATGTGATTACAGAACACATGGGGTTTCCACCACAGTTGATAAATTCAAGCAAAGTTTCTGCACAAAACAGATGGAGAAACTATTGGTTTGGTGTGTTAATCAATGGCAAGTATGAACAGATAATGATTCCACCTTTGGAAGACAAAGGTTTGGTACTCAAAGATATATTACAGACTGACCATGACGAGCCACCTGTTCCTATCAATGAACGTAATGCTAGGCATCACAAGAACCCTAATCAAAAAGCATTGTGTACTACTGCTACAATGTACAAGGGTGCAGGTAACAATGGCATGACGATTGTTGACAGACTCATACCTGTAGGAGAAGCAGAAGAGTATGCACACTACAATTACAGAGCAACAAAAGAGGTGTATCACATGGATGGTAAAGCACCTACGTTACTCACTATGCAAGGTGGCAACAGAGAACCAAAGATTGCAACTTATTCGCCTAAGGGTGGTCGCATTGTAAATCGTAGGCTAGATGAGAATGGTGTACGTAAAGACTATCAACTAGAACTACCCTACACAACTCAAGTAGAAGTGAGAGATGATGACAAGACTAATTGTCTCACGACTGTACAAAAAGATAATGTTGTGGTAGAAGGTATGACATGGAGAAAGCTAACACCTATTGAGTGTGAGAGATTGCAGACACTACCTGATAATTACACAGAAGGTGTATCAAAGACACAACGATACAAGATGATTGGTAATGGTTGGACAGTTGATGTGATTGCACATATACTCAAGGGTATGGAGATTGAGAAACAATATAAACTAAATGATCCTATATGGGATGAAAGGTGGACAAGATGAGTGATAAGTATGTTCAAAATGTAATTACATTAAAAAGAATTAAAAATGTAGCTACAGATATTAAAAATGATTTTTATGAAGGTAATGATAGCCATTCTCGTGCAGAATACAAAGGTGCTTGTGAAAGTTTAGATATGCTTATCAGACACTTTGAAGAAGTAATTTATGGAAAGGAGAATGATAATGCATAACTTTGATAACACACCTTACATAATTATGGTAGTAGCTTTAATTATGTTTGTATTTATTTATACAGGAGCATTATTATGATAATGGAATCACTAATATGTCTAGCACTTAACGTGTACCATGAAGCAAAGAACCAAAGTTTTGTGGGACAAGTGGCAGTAGCACAAGTTGTAATGAATAGGGTAGAAGATAACAGATACCCTAACAACATATGTGATGTAGTTAAACAAGGGTTAACATACAAATGGAAACCTACATTTCCTATCAAGAATAGATGTCAATTCAGTTGGTATTGTGATGGCAAAAGTGACAAGCCAAGAGAACCAAAAGCATGGAGAGATGCTATGCACGTAGCAAATGGTGTATACAATGGACACTTAGATGATCTTGTTGAAGGTGCTACACACTACCATGCCTACTATGTTAATCCTAGTTGGGCAGAAACTAAAACTTATGTAACAAGAATAGATGACCACATATTTTATAGGTGGGATATTGAAAGGAGTAAGAAATGACACGGGAAGAGAAAATAAAATTTATTATTGCACAAGAAAAACAAGCAAACAATTCTTGGAGATGGATTAAAAAAGCAGATGATAAAACAGTAAATGATTTATATGATTATTGGACACAGGAGTTATAAGATGAACTTAATAGAACTAGAGAAAAAAATAAAAGAGCATGAGGTCATACAAAAGTTTAAGGATGGTGTTACAGATGCTATGTTACATGGCACAAGAGATGAAAATCAATCGCATCATTACTATAAACAAGGCTATGACTTTGGTATAGATTTGTTTTGTAAACAAGAGGAGTGGACACATGAATAGGTTTATTATAGAACGAAGTCCAATAGGTATCGCACAGTCTTTGTGTGACCAACACGTAGTCAAGATGCCATTAGAAGAGGCACAGATGTTATGTACTGCACTATGGCATCATGCACCTGACTATGCAGAGGAGCATAACTTGTACAAACCTGTACATCAAAAACATCCTTGTACTTTATGGGCAATGAAGACTAGAGAAAACTACATGTGGGCATACTGCTTATATAGAGCAATGCTTTTTGAGTATGGTGCAAGATACAATAAAACTCATGGTGCATCTAAACATTATGATTCTTTGTTTGAGGGAAGATGGCACATACCTGAGGGTAAGATGACTGCACACCCACAATGTTTTAGTGGGCATGATGACTTGAAGACAGATGAGTTTTATCCTATAGAAGCCTATCGCAAATTTTACATTGTTGACAAGTCTAGCTTTGCTAGGTACAACTATACACAGAAACCAACTTGGATGAAAGGAGAATCAAATAAGGTATCATGAAGATAAAAATTATTAATCCAATAGCACGACTATTTGCTTATGCAAGAAAGAGAAAACAAATCGTACCACCTAAAAAAGGTAAAGGTTCATACAATAGAAAGAACAAACATAGACGAGTTGACATTTCTTGTTAATTGTTATATAAGCAAGTATCACTTAACCAAAGTCACATGTTGTGACATATTTTAGAAAGGAGCATTAACATGCCATTAGACGCACCAATAAACGAACTCTTTAATTTAGAGGGTACAAATTTAGACTTCAAAGTTAAATATCAAGACACTAAGTTTGCAGGTAAAAGATATGTAAGGAACTCTGTAACAGGAGAATACTTAGGTATAGTGGGGGACAAGTTCTCAACTGTAAATCATGTAAACTTTTTTAATGGTATCAAGAAAGTTATACAGGAGAATAGACACCCTGTTGATCTTGATGGTGCAAAGGTAGAAATAAAAACAGGAAGAAACAATGCCTTTGTATTCTTAGATATCACGTTACCTAACGTAAAGCATACGATTACAACTGCTAAACACCAAACAGTAATCAATGAGAGGATCATTGCTCTGCATGGTATAGATGGTTTAACATCTAATCAAGTATACTTTGGTGCTATTGATAGCTACTGTTCCAACGGACAAGTTGGTGGAGAGTTTGACCTTATCAAGATGAAGAACACAAGTGGCTTCACTATGGGTAGACTAATAGCAGAAGTTAAGTTAGCTAAGAGTAACTTTGACTTACGTTGTAAGATGATGCAGAAGTGGGCAAATATACCACTCAATGTAGATGGTAAAGATTTCTTGAGTAAGCTAATTAAGTCAGAGACTATGGCTAAGAAGATGTATAGTTTAGCTTGTCAAGAGATATCCAAGAGAGGTAAGAATGTATTTGCATTGTATTCTGCCTTCACTAACTATGCATCATATGCAGATGAAAGAAATGGTTTCAACATACGTAACACAGGTTTTGATACTAAAGCAGAGACCATGTGGAAGAGGGAACAAGAGGTCGCAAAATGGATTTCTTCACCTCACTTCAAAGAGTTGTTGGCAGCCTAATGCAAGTTCAAGACTTATTAAAGGAGTACTATTTATCCTTTGAATACAATAACTTACGAGAAGAAACTAAAGCACAATATAAGTATTTCTTAGGCATAGTTTCTTCAACAAGTGTGGTTGATGGCAAAAAGTTAGGCAGTTATAAACTGTCTAGCTTGACCACAAAACTTGCAAAGTTATCGTATAACAAATGGTGTGATAGAGGTGTATCCTTCGCAAATCATTTAATGTCAGTTATAAGAGTCTTGCTTAATTACGGAATCAACATGGAGCATTGTAACATGAATCCATTTAGCAATATCAAGAAACGTGTCGTTGCACATAGAAAAATTGTTTGGACAAAAGATGACGTTATCAGGTTTCTTGATATCGCTTACTCTGATTTTAAGACAAGGAGTTTAGGACTGATTGCACAGATGGCTTATGAATGGTGTCAAAGAATTGGCGATATGAGACTTTTAGAATGGTCTAGCCTTGATTTAGATGCACAACGTATGCAGATAGAACAGTCTAAGCGAAGAGCAGAAGTATTTTTACCCATATCAGATGAGTTAAATGAAATGTTAATACAACAAAAGAATGATTATGGGTTTCAAAAGTATGTAGCACCACGACCACGACCATATAAAGGGTCATACAAGCCTTATTCACTTACTAAGCTACCCATACTAGCTAGAAAGGTTATGTCCTCTGCAGGACTGTCTAACGAGCTACGTTTAAGTGACTTACGTAGAACAGGCACAGTTGAAATGGTAGAAGCAGGTGTGTCAATGGGTAATATTATGTCTGTTACAGGACATGCTAACCCACAATCTGTTAAACCTTACATGAAAAATACATTTGCTAGTGCTAACTTAGCCTTACAAACACGTAGAGGGTTGACAGAATCAAAAAGCCATGATAAAAGCATATTAAATGCCAACAAGAAGGATGTAATATATAATATATGATTAATATATATGAATATGTTAAACAGTTAAATGTAGAGAATGGTACATCACAAAGACTAACATGTCCCATGTGCAGATCATACAAAACATTTACTGTTACAAACAACATGGGTTCTTTATTGTGGAATTGTTACAAGGCATCATGTGATGTTAGAGGTACAAGTCGTGTTCATTTATCTGCAGAAGATATTCGTAACATGAAGAAAGTGTCACAAGTTGTGACATCATTTGAAATGCCTGAGTACATCACACCACGTAAACATCAGATCGTAGATTGGTGTAACAAGTGGGGACTAGATGTAGATGCATTGGAACTGCAATACGATGTAAAAGAGAACAGAGTTGTTTTTCCTATCAAGGATAATGGCAGAATTGTTGATGCTACAGGTAGGTCTATTCTAAAGAGATTGCCTAAGTGGAAGAGGTATGGTTCTTCGGACTTGCCTTTTTCATTTGGTTGTGGTAGTATCGCAATAGTAGTTGAGGATTGCATTAGTGCAGGAGTGATCGGTAGTGATGTATATGTTGGGGTAGCTGTGTTGGGTACATCATTATTGGATTCTCACAAGACATTCCTGTCGCAATTCTCAACTGCAATTATAGCACTTGACCCTGATGCACTACCCAAGTCTTTTGCTTTTGCGAAAGAGTTACGTTCACATGTTAAAGATGTTAAGATACTGAGATTAAAAGATGACTTGAAATATAGAAAGAAAGAAGACTTAGATAATTTGAAACTATTAACCCCAAAGGAGACACAGTTATGGAACTAGCCTTACTAAGAAGTTTGATGGAGAAATCATTTTATGATGACCATCGTGGAGCAAAATGTCCTGATAGACTCTTTGCCAAAGATAACAGAAAGATTAAACAGTCTATTGATAAAGCTATGCGAACTTATGAAAGGAGTGTGACTCCTGATGAGATTGAGGCTTTATTTATGTCTAACAATCCTACCTTTACAACTGCACAGAAACAAGCCTATGCTAGTTTGTTTAGGCAGATTAAGATGGAGCAACCTCTTGGAGAGGATGTTGCACAAGAAGTATTATCAAAATTATTCCAACAAGTTGTTGGAGAAGACATTGCCAATATTGGATTTGACTACGTGAATGGTTCACACTCTTCACTAGAACCTATACGTCAGATACTAGAACAGTATGGAGATGACTTTACACCTAACCTTAACGTGGAGTGGGATGACATGGAGATTGACACATTATTAGCTAAGAATGATTTAGAAGCACGTTGGTCGTTTAACGTACCAAGTTTAACAAGGCAAGTTGATGGCATAAATGCAGGACACTTGATAGAGATAGGTGCTAGACCTAACACAGGTAAGACTAGCTTTCATTCAAGTATTATTGCAGGTCCTGATGGCTTGGCACGACAAGGTGCAAGTTGTATTATCTTGTGTAATGAAGAAGGTAGTCACAGAGTTGGTGCTAGATACCTTACTGCATCTACAGGTATGACCATGAGAGAGATCAAACAGAATCCAAGTAAAGCAAGAGACTTGTATGCACCTGTCAAGGATAACATTAAGATTAAAGATGCAACAGGTCGTGACATGTCTTGGGTGGAGAGTGTTTGTAAATCATACAAACCTGATATAGTTGTTCTTGATATGGGAGATAAGTTTGCACGTACAGGTGGCTTTGCACGTACAGATGAAGCCTTGAAAGCAAATGCAGTTCATGCTCGTATGATTGCTAAAGAACATAAGTGTGCAGTCTTCTATATGTCACAGTTATCTGCAGATGCAGAGGGCAAGGTATTACTTAATCAAAGTATGATGGAAGGAAGTAGGACAGGTAAAGCAGCAGAAGCAGACTTGATGATACTCATTGCAAAGAATCCACCACAACAAGGTGCAGAAGAAGAAGATTTGCAAAGACATCTCAATGTAGTTAAGAATAAACTTACAGGATGGCATGGTGTTGTTCATTGTAATCTTAACTATCAAGTGGGTAGATATGAAGTATGAGTCAATTCAACTTATTCAAAGATTTACCTGTAAAAGAAGATCCTTTTGTTGATGGTGTTGTTTGTATCAAATGTGGTATAAGACAACCTATAACGCATTACTCTGTAATGAAAGCAGGTGAGATCAAAAGAACCTGTAGGTCTTGCAGAAAAGGGCATAAGGATGTATTGAATAAACTGCGTAAAGAAAATGTATACCCTGACAAAGATTACTCATGTGCCATATGTGATAGAACTTTAGAAGAATTAGGTAAACATGGACAGACAAGATTACAAAATTGGGTGCTTGACCATTGTCATGATACAAATACTTTCAGAGGTTGGGTATGTCATAAATGTAATACAGGGTTAGGTGGATTTTCGGATGACTTGACAATTATAGAGAGAGCAGTTATATACTTAAAGAAACATAAGGAAAGATTAAATGAAACTAACGATTGACGTAGAAAATAATGTTACAAAAAAAGATGGCAAGATGCACCTTGACCCATATGAGCCTACGAATAAGTTAGTTATGGTTGGTTGTTTAACAGATGCAGGAGATGAGTATCTTTTTAATATGGATACACACATACCACATGATACTAAAGTTCAAGCATTACTTGATAAAGCAACCATTCTCATAGGACATAATATAGCATATGATTTAATGTGGTTGTGGGAGTGTGGTTTTAAGTATGATGGTCCTGTATTTGATACTATGCTTACAGAATATGTATTACAGAGAGGTATTAAAAACCCATTACATTTGAAAGATTGTGCAGAACGATATGATCTAGAAACTAAAAAAGAAGATACATTGAAAGAATACTTTGCAAAAGGATATGCAACAGATGAGATACCTAGGGATGAGTTAAGTCATTATCTGTCTGCAGATTTACATGCAACACAACAATTATGTAATGAGCAATACAAAAAACTTAATACAGTTGAGTTTGGTAGTTTAATGGATACAGTTATACTTACTAATAGAGTATGTGTGACTTTAGCTAGAACACACAGGAATGGTTTTAAGGTAGATGAAAACATATTAGAGTCTGTAAGAAAAGAGTTTGAGACAGAAAAGATTGAGATAGAAAAAAGATTATCCCAACAGGTAAGAAACTTGATGGGAGATACACCTATTAATTTGAATAGTCCTGAACAAATGTCTTGGGTTATTTACAGTAGAAAACCTAAAGATAAAACTTTATGGGCAAATCAATTTTTACCATATATGGATAAATCAAGTTACAAAGATGCAGTTTTAGAACACTCAGATATTGTGTATAAGACAGATGCAGTTAAGTGTAATCAGTGTAATGGAGAAGGTTACTACAGAAAGACAAAGAAAGATGGTACACCTTTTGCAAAACCAAGTAGATGTGCCACATGTAATACACAAGGATACATGTTTGTACCCAATGGTAAGATAGCAGGTCTAAGGTTCTCTGCACCTACTGCAAAGTGGGTGAGTGCAAATGGTTTTACTATAAATAAAGTATACTTAGATACACTAAGTAGTGTAGCAAAGAGAAATAACATGACAGATGCTGTCAACTTTTTGACAGACCTACAAAGATTGTCTGCTTTAGATACGTACCTATCATCATTCGTAGAGGGTATTAAATCTTATGTAAAGCAAGATGGTATGTTGCATGTCAGATTATTACAACACAGAACTGCAACAGGCAGATTTAGTGGAGCAGATCCTAACATGCAGAACATGCCTAGAGGTGGCACGTTTCCTGTCAAGAAGGTATTTGTTTCACGTTGGGAAGGTGGCAAGATTCTAGAAGCAGACTTTGCACAGTTAGAATTTAGAACTGCAGCCTATTTATCACAAGATGAGGTGGCTATTGAAGAAATTAAAACAGGATTTGATGTACATGCTTATACTGCTTCAGTTATTTCAACTTCGGGTCAGGCTACAACTAGACAAGAAGCTAAAGCACATACCTTTGCTCCGTTATATGGTGCGACTGGGTTTGGCAGAACAGAAGCAGAAGCGAAATACTACAAAGACTTCACTAAAAAGTACAAAGGAATCTCATCATGGCATTCCAGATTGGCTAAAGAAGCTCTAGAAAAACGTAGTATTACTACACCTTCAGGTAGACAGTTTAGTTTTCCTGATGTAGAGAGAAGAAGGAGTGGTTCTGTATCACACTTTACACAGATAAAAAATTACCCTGTACAAAGTTTTGCAACTGCAGATATTGTTCCTTTGATACTTGTTCACATAGAGGACAGAATAAAGATGTTACAGTCGTGTATTGTAAACACAGTACATGATTCTATTGTGATTGATATTCATCCTGATGAAGTAAATAAAGTTATTTTTATACTTAAAACTATAAATCAGGATATGACTAATATTGTCAATACTCAGTTTGGTATTGATTTTAATGTGCCACTTTTGTTAGAGTCTAAGATTGGAGATAATTGGCTTGACACAAAAGATATTGCATGATATAACTAGGATTCTTTTTTGAAAGGAGTATAAATAAATGAATGAAGTAGTAACAATAAATACAGAAAGTTATGCTACTATGGCAAAAGCAATGGGTTTGCCTGTTAGCACAGGGGAGAAGAAAACCAATGTTCTAAATAGGTTTAGAATTTGGCACGACTCAAAAATGGGTCTTCGCACAATAGATGGCGAAGAAGTTAAGACTGAAGTAATAAAAGGTGGTTGTTATAGACTTGAAAAAGTTGGAGACCCTAAGATTTATTACTTCTCAGAGAAGGCTACATTTAGACCTTTCTTGCAAAGATTTATGTATAAGAGATATCATAAGAAAGACAATCTATATGCTAATACTATATTAGCAGATACTTTGAATATAGATTTAAAAGATGACTATGGTACTTTTAACTGTGGTAAACCTACAGGTTTTGTAAAAGACTATCAATCACTTCCTGAATCAGTTAAGACTATTATAAAGGCTACTGAAAGAATACGAGCAGTATTTGGTATTCTAGAACTAAAGAAGCCTGTTAAGTTAGTAGATGGTAGAGAAGTTAAAGAAGACTTAGAATCTTTTCCTGTAATATGGGAGATAAAAGATAGGAATACATACAAAAGTATGGGAGAAATATTCTCAAAATTATCTAGGATGGAAAAGTTACCTCTACAATACAATATTGAATTGGATCGTTCTGAAGTATTTTTTACAAATAATGCAGGTGCTCAGTTTTATAAACCAATACTAAAGGTTGACTATACAAAAGAGGTAGAAATAACTGAGTCTGACCATAAGATATTTGGAGACTTTTTAGATTGGGTAAAATCTCATAATGATAATATCATTAAAAAATGGGATGAGAGAGTTGCAGAAAAGCAGGATGAAGTGTCTGAGGAAGACATGGAGACTGTTGAACAGTTTATTGATGTAGAACTTGAAGACGATGCTAAGTAATAATCCTTTCAAAGTACATGGTATAAACTACCTTTCTCCTAGCAGTATAAACACCTACATAAGTGATACACCTATGTGGGTGGCTAGGTACTTATTTAAAGTAAGGTCATCTAGTGGTGCAGGTGCAGTACGTGGTATTGCATCTGAGTTTGTATTAGCTAACAAGTATAAAGAAGGTAAGTTTGATTATGACCTATTGAATATGAAATTTATGACACTTTGTACTGAATCCATGATTGATTTAGGAGATGCTAAAACAGAGAAGGAAAGAGGTTTATTAAAACGTTTTGGAGAGGTTATTGATAATAACTTTGCCTATGAGAATCTAGAAGATTACCAAGAAAAGGTTGAGGTACAATTAGATGATTTACCTGTACCTATCATGGGGTATATAGATTTCAGGTTTAAGGATAAGATAGTTGATCTGAAAACATCAACTAGAATGCCATCGCAACCAACCGAAGCACAGAAGAGACAGATGGCTTTATATTCTATGGCTTATCCTAAGAATAGTGTAGACTTATTTTTTGCAACACCAAAAGAGCATAAAGTATTTACCCTTAAAAATTTAACTTCGTATAAAAAGCAACTTGAAAAAGTTGCCTATAGTATACAGAAGTTCTTGTCTATCAGTAATGATAAGCATGAGTTGGCTTCTTTTGTTTATCCCAATCTAGATTCTTGGATGTGGAATGGTAAGATGAAAGAAGAAGCAAAAAAAATATGGAGTGTAAAATAATGTCGGATAAAAAGATAGAAGACTTACAGAAAGATATTACTAATATGGAGAAGGAATTGGCAGAAGCTAAAAAAACTCTTCGTGAAATGAGAACGAAAGGTTTGAGAGAAGCTATGGAAGCCAAGAAACTAGCAGATGAAGCAGTCAAAGAAGAAATGAAAGCTCTTGGTGTTTCATACTCTAGTGATTCATATGAGTTTAATCCTTTTACAGGTTGGCGAAGACTACTATAGTGTCTCCTCATAAAGCACGTAGAGATGCTATAAAGCATGGGTATAGGAGTGGTTTAGAACATAAACTTTCCATTGCTCTTGATACTATAAAATATAAATATCAGTACGAGAGTATTAAAATAGAATGGGAAGATTTAGCCTATCGCACTTATACCCCTGACTTTATTCTTAACAATGGCATAATAATAGAAACCAAAGGTAGATTTCTAGCATCTGATAGACGTAAACATTTAGCAATTCAAAAGCAACATCCTAAACTTGACATAAGATTTGTTTTCACTAATAGTAGAGTCAAGTTATATAAAGGAGCTAAGTCAACGTATGCACAATGGTGTCATAAATATAACTTCAGATATTATGACAGAATAATACCTGAGTGTTGGCTAAAAGAAAAGGGTAAAAACAGACACCCTGTATTTATAAAATTTGTAGGAAAAAAGAGAAGGAGTTAATTATGAAAACATTTGACAATAAAGGCAATCACTTTTTTATTGAGATAATACCTGACATAAATGATAAAGGTGCTTGGAAAGGGCAATATCAAATGGCTATTCAAGCTAGACGATTGAACTTAGATGATGATAGCTTTTTTGCTCTTGAGCAAGTTTGTCAAATGGCATGTGCATCAATATCTTTGATGGAAGAAGACCCCACATACAGAAAAAAAATATATGATTATTTACATGAAGAGTATACAGTTGATGATAGTAGTGATGTACCTTCCAAAAGAAAAGTGAAGGTTGACAAAGTTAATGATAATGTTATAACTATAAACTTTAGTAAAGAAACTCCTAAGGGAAATGCGTAGCAAATGTTAAGGCACATAGAATATATGAAAAAGAAACTTAAAGAAATTGAAGATAAAACAAAGGAGCAGAAAGTGAAATATTTATCAGGTGTAAAAAAACAAGCACAAGAACAGTCAGACCACAAACAAACTATGGATATGGTCAACCACCCACCACATTATAACAAAGCAGGTATAGAAACTATTGATGCTATTAAAGCTATGACTAATGAGGGGTTTGAGTATTACTTGCAAGGTAATATAGCAAAATATCTTTGGAGATACAGGTATAAGAATGGTGTAGAAGACTTGAACAAAGCACAATGGTATCTTTCAGAATTAATTGATGTTGTTAAAGATGACCATAAAACTTAAAATTATGATGACAATAGATGTTGATGGAGAGGAATATCATGTTCCATCAGACAATAAAGTAGACGAAGAATTTGAAGACTATATAAAAGACTTTATACATGAAATTGACGGTGTTAAAATTAGACACATTAAAATAATACAGGAGAACAAAGATGAAGAGTAATTACTTACCCACAGACTACCAAAATTTTATAGCTCTTTCTAGATATGCTAGATGGAGAGAGGATGAACAAAGAAGAGAAACGTGGTCGGAAACTGTGGACAGGTATTTTAATTATATGGTAAATCATTTAAAAATTAATCATAACTATACTATAACTAAAGCATTGAAAGAAAAATTAACTGATAGTGTTATGTCTCTTGGTGTTATGCCAAGCATGAGAGCATTAATGACATCAGGGGTAGCTTTAGATAGATGTCATGTTGCAGGATATAATTGTAGTTACATACCTGTGGATAGTCCTCGTTCTTTTGATGAATGTATGTATATACTTATGAATGGCACAGGTGTAGGATTCTCTGTTGAGAGAGAAAACGTAGATAAACTACCCATAGTCAATGAACACTTTGAAGAAAGCACAACAGTAATAACTGTAGCAGATAGTAGACAAGGTTGGTGTAGAGCATTACGTGAATTAATTGCTATGTTGTATGTAGGGCAGATTCCTAAATGGGATATATCAGGAGTTAGACCTGCAGGTGCTAGACTAAAAACGTTTGGTGGTAGAGCATCAGGACCTGCTCCACTAGAAGAACTGTTTGACTTTTGTATTGAAAAATTTAAGAATGCAAGAAACAGAAGATTATTTCCGATTGAGTGCCACGATATTATGTGCAAGATAGGAGAAGTTGTAGTTGTAGGTGGTGTCAGACGTTCTGCACTTATATCTTTATCCAACTTAGGAGATGACCAAATGCGTCATGCTAAGTCAGGTCAATGGTGGGAGAATGAAGGACAAAGAGCATTAGCCAATAACTCTGTAGCATTCAAAGGTAAGCCTGAAATGGGTACATTTATGAGAGAATGGACATCCTTATATGAATCTAAATCAGGTGAACGTGGTATATTTAATCGTAAAGCAGCTAAAGTAAAAGCGTCAGAGAATGGTAGAAGGGATACAAATTATGAATTTGGTTGTAATCCTTGTAGTGAAATTATACTTAGACCCTATCAATTCTGTAATTTAACAGAGGTCGTGGCTCGTGCAACTGATGGAATAGAAGCACTAAAAGAAAAGGTACGTATGGCTACTATACTTGGCACATTCCAATCTACACTTACAGATTTTAAATATCTACGTAAAGTATGGAAAGAAAATACTGAAGAAGAAAGATTACTAGGAGTTTCCCTAACAGGTATTCTTGATTGTCCTGTTCTAAATAATGTTTATTATGAATTAGAAGATGTATTAATAGAACTAAAGAAAGTAGCAGTAGAAACAAATAAAAAGATTGCTAAAGATTTAGGCATATCACAGTCAACTGCTATAACTTGTATCAAACCAAGTGGTACAGTTAGTCAATTAGTTGACAGTGCTAGTGGTATACATGCGAGACATAATCCATTCTACATTAGAACTGTACGTGGAGATAACAAAGACCCTATTACACAATTTATGACAGAAGCAGGTATTCCTGCAGAACCTGATGTTATGAAACCTGATAGCACGACTGTCTTTAGTTTTCCTATGAAATCACCTGCAGGTGCTATAACTAGGACAAAGATGACTGCTATAGAGCAACTAAATTATTGGCTCTTGTTTCAAAGGCATTGGTGTGAGCATAAACCATCCGTTACTATTTCTGTAAAAGAAGATGAATGGATGGAAGTAGGTGCTTGGGTGTACAAAAACTTTGATGAGGTATCAGGTATATCCTTTTTACCTTTCAGTGAGCATACCTATAAACAAGCACCTTATCAAGACATAGATGAAAATCAGTATAAAAAACTTATGGATTCTATGCCAAAGTCTATTGATTGGAGTAAATTACAAGACTTTGAAAAAGAAGATACCACAAGTGGTAGCAAAGAACTTGCGTGTACTGCAGGTGCATGTGAGATAGTTGACATTGAAGCTAGTTAACGTTATATTTTAAATTATTAATATAAAGGAGATAATGAATGAGAGAAATGTTTTTAGCAGCATTAAAATCCTACTACGTAGGAAACATAAATAAACATCTAGCTAACGTAGAAGTATATATGCGTCAACCTGTGGGTGTAGGAGAACACTCAGACGTAGTAGAAACGCTAGATAAAGAGATGGATAAAATAGCCATGAATGATGATAAATTAAACATGGTTATTAAATATCTAGAACCTAAACCAAAAACACAGGAGAGTTCTGATGAGAAAAAAGAAGCGAAGTCCCAATCTAAGTAAATATGATGCTCCTTTAAAAATTCAATTTGAAAGAGGAGTAAATGCTTTTAAAGGTAAGCAGTATATTAGAAATATTAATATTGTAAAAGTAATAGCTACCGTCAGTCCCTATAAAGAAAATACAATGCAACATAGGGAATGGCAAAGAGGATATAACTTTGCATATTTTAAAAATTTGGAGAGGGTAAAACGTGAAGAAGCTAGAAGAAGAAGCCAAGAAGTTCATGCAGTTGCATAACAAGAGTATGATAACTGCAGATGAGTATCAAAGAAAGGCAAGGGAAACTGCAATATATCCAAAGAAGGAAGCACTACCCTACCTTTCGCTTGGTCTTGTTAGCGAAGCAGGTGAAGTTGCAGGTAAAGTTAAAAAACTTATTCGTGATGGAACAGAGTCAGATGTAGCATCCGAAGTAGGAGATGTATTATGGTACTGTGCCATGTTAGCCTCTGAGGTAAATGTTAGTCTTGGAAAAATAATGGAAAATAATTTGGAGAAGTTAAATGACAGAAAACGAAGAGGAAAACTACAAGGTTCAGGAGACACTCGTTAATAAAGTTACACCTGTACATGACTTGTCATGGTATCTGAAATGGTCAGGCTCACTCTTGATTATGTCAGGTATCATCTGCAGGTCTGCAGGTGTTTTACCTTTTTATGATTTAGTAGCATCGTGTATAGGTACAGGACTACTAACAGGCATGGCATACCTATGGCATGATAGAGCATTGCTTACAGTGAATGGGGTAGCATGTGCTTCATTAGCCATGGGTATCATGCGTTCTTTATTTACTTAAATATATTTTGATCTTTAGATTTACCTAATTCTTGCATTATTGTAATGTCCATATTGGGAGAGCCTTTTTTATATAACACCTTACCATCTTTATCTAATATATCTTCAGGATAAGTAGGTGTAACTACAATATCTCTATCAAATAACTTTTTAAATTGTGAGATTGCTCTACTTCTAAATAAAGGTGGTTTTCTTCTAAAAGAAGTTATTTGTTGTTCAAATAAACCCATGGACACTTCAAATCTTTTTTCTTCTGCACTTAATTCTTTTCTTACTGGAAAGAAGTATTTAAGATCTCCAAAATATTCTTTAGCACCTTGTATATTGTCTTTTATAAAAGATCTAATGTCTTTTCTCAATTCTATTCTATTTAACTTATTAGGATCATCATCAGACAAATTATTATTACTATCTATTTTTGATTTGACTACCTCGGCTATTGCAGGTATAGCTATTTGCAGTAATTTATTTTGTCTATCTCTTACAAATACAGAACCTGCTTTTGAAGACAATTCAAAAGTATCAAAACCAAATTGTTTAAATATATCTGCAGGTGGTGGATCTTGTTCATAGTAGGATAAACCAAAAGCTAATTTCATACCCGGATTTATTCTTTTTTTGCCATCAGGGTCAAAGGCATATACCTTATCATTTAACTGTGCTTCATCTGCAGGTGACATTAGACCTCTTCTTCTAAAAGGTCTAGTAAATGCTTTTTTAAAAGCACCATAAAATGTTAAGTCTGTTTCTTCGGCAGTTTCTTTTGTCATATCTGTTCTAAGACCTAATGCTCTTTCAGCATCAATGACCATTCCATAAGGAACTACATATCTTTGTATATAATTACCTAAACCAGATCCGACACCAGTTCCTATTTTTTCGTCTTTAGTTAAATCACTGTCGGAAACTATTTTAGCAAAATCTTCTATTACAGAAAACTCCCTACCTACTCTTAAATTACTACCTAAAAAAGTTTCTAATATTTCTTTTCCACTCAATAAATTTGTAGTGCCTAGCATATCAAATCCATTTTTAAATTTTTCTGAAGTTTTAGCAGATGGATCAGTAGAATACCCTTCTAAAAATACATTAGCTAATCTAGCTAGATATCTAAATTGTCTTACAGGAAATTCAGGTGTTGAATCTATTTCTTTTCCTTCACCCATCAAGATCTTTCTATAATCTTTTGCAGAAAATTGGCTTTTATCATATTCCATCATAGCGTACAAAGCACCTAATCCTACTATATTTTTAGTTATTAAATCTCTATCTACATCATCTAACTTTGAAAATACTTTTTTTTGAGTAAGTATTCTTCTTAACGGAACACCTAAATATGCACCCCCTGCATATTTTCCCATTAATTCAAGTGAAGTAAAAAAGAATCTAGGAAAAGCAGCCATAGGCAATGCAGTAAGACCTGACCTAGCTAGTGCATTACTTATACTTCTAAAGACACCTATCTGAGGTTGTGATGCATACGTGTTTCTCAAAGCATTTTCTATGGAGTCTGTAACTAACTCTTCAAATCTTCTAGCATTTTTTGGTTTTACAGAACTAGCGTTTTCTAAAAAGTCATTAAGTTTACCCCCTTCTAACTCTTTTATAAAATCTAAACCATACTCCTTCCTAACTAAATTTTCTAAAGTTGAATCAAAGTAAGAGGTTCGTATTAAGTGTTCTTGCCATCTGTTAGCGAAGTTTAACATATTTACAAAGTCTTCACCTTCACTTAATAAAAAATCTATAGTTTTACCAAAGCGACTAGTAGCCTCACCTCTACCTGTTACCTTTTGAATCTCATTCAAGGTGTTATATAATTTTTCATATCCATCTGCAAACTGAGGTCGGTTTAGTAAAAATTCTGAAAACTCTCTGTAGTCACCCATATCATCATACAAATAACGCATATGCATAAAACTATTTTTCCAATTTTTAGGACTCATAAGTTGAGCAGTGCCTTTTAGAAAAGAACCATTTCCCATTTGATATACAGCAGTATCCATAACATTTCCCAATCCTTCCATGGGAGCACGATATAGAGCAGACCTTATATTACGAGCCATGGTTGCTATCTGTGTAACCATAGCACCTCTACCTATGTTAACAAACCTTAACCAATATTTCCAAGCTAAAGGCTTCTCGTTAATTTTTTTCATTTCCTCTGCGTGGATAAGCCTCTCACCAACTCTTTGTGCCTTCTTCATTTGAGAGAACTTTTGAAGAACAGAACCTGCGTCTGATCCTGATCCTATAACTGATAACATATATTTTTCATAAGGTAAATTATACTTTACTAGTAAATCAGTTAACTCAGAACTTGCCTGTAACTCCTTATTAACTGTAAGTTTAAATAAGTCATCAATTAAAGTTTGACCTTTACCAAAAGCATTAGGATTTTTCTTACTTAGATCGTGAACAATAGCAACTAATGGATCTAAAGCATCTTCGGTTAGTATAGGATTAAGTAGTGGATTTTCTTTAATTCCAAGCATTTGTAAGTCATCTACATATTCTTTATAATTAGTATTAGCTATCTCTTTAGTTTGATTCTTTCCTACAATTCTAGCTTTTGCAGGATCTAGTGTTAATCTACCAAAAGCCATTTTAGATATTAATTTATCAGGGTCAATGATATTATCAATGTCACCTGTGCTTCTAGCACCTATCTTTTGTTCAAATGCTTTAATTAAATTTTCTTTTATTTTTAAGTTTTTGTCTGCTACCTCTTTAGCTTTTTGCTTTGCTTTAGCTTCTGCAGTATAAGTTGCCTGTTTTATTTTTTGTGTGTTAAATCTTCTATCATGCAATGCTTGTGCTACAGTAGCAGTTTTTAATATTTTCTTTTGTTTTTTAATCTCTGCATTAGCTATTTCGTCTGCAGCCTTTTTTGCAGTCTTAACTGTGGCAGCTAATTTAACGAAAGGAGCAGCCTCAGTTACCTCAAGGGCAGCACCTACATCCCCTGTAAATCTTTTTGCAGCAGTCTTTGCATCCATATTTATGGCTTTAGTTGCACCACCATCTGTCAACTCATCAATAGTTTCATGAACAGATTGATAGGCATCTGCAGTTGCTCCTCTTACATAATTAAATGCATTCATAAAATAACCTATGGCATCAAGACCTGTTTCACCAAAGGTATTTACATATGTCCTAAATATAGGTCGCTTTGATAAGTCTTCCTTGAGCATATTTTTTGTCTGTTCTTCAACAGACACATAATTTTTAAAACGTAAGGGGAGTTTTGCTTTTGTTACATTCTCTTTAAACTGTTCTAGTTCATCTTTAGTTCTGTAACGTAGGGAATATAGTTCAGGAGCAAGAGGAGTTCCATCTTCTGTTGTAGTCACTTCTGTGACAATACCTGCTTCCTCTGCACCTATCTTATCAATTAATTTACCGTCTTCAAAAAAGTCAGGAAACTCTTTTGAGTACATGTCTATTAATTGTAGTTGAGTCATCTTTGGTTTAAATGCAGGTAATATTACAGGGTCTTTTTCTTGAGTTACAACTGTTTGTGTTGTATCTTTTTGACTAAAAAAATCTTCTGCACTAAGTGTATTAGAAACTCCTTGTTGCGTAACACTGCTTACACCTGATTTTTTTTTACCACTAAAAAACTCATCTGTAGACATAGTGTTAGAAGCAACTTTTATGGAATCATCTTTTTCAGTATCTTCACTAAAAAAGGTCTCTGCTGAAACTGCACTCATTTTATCTACCTTGGTATTGGTTCAAAGACACCTTGCTTCATAGGGTCTTCAGCCTTAGGATTTGTTCTCATGTAAATACCTCTCACGCCACCAAATTTATATACATGACCACTCAATAACATTGAATAGTTAATATTGTCTTTGGTACGAGGTCTGTTTGGATTAATTATAGGCACTTCAACAGCACTAACATTGTTAGCAAGAGGTATTGCAGTGGCTAAAAATTGAGCACTATCTTGTTGCTTTGCACTTATAGCACCTTTTACAAAGTTAGCAAAACTACTATTTAATACTGCTTGTTTAGCTTTTTCATAACCTTCTTTTTCTACACCTTGACCCATAGGTAATAAGACGCTACCATCTTGAGCAAAAGATATTGCACCAAAGTTAAAGTCAGTTTTATTTACTGCATCAGCGATAACAGTCTTGTAGTTGTTTCTCCAATCTGATACTTTCCACTTATATGGATCTAAACCAGTATTCTTTTTAATATCGGAAATATATTTACCTAACTTAGCTTCATTCAATTCATATGCTTGTACTTCTTTCATTGCATCAAGAGTGCTAATTGTTGGTTGTCTTTCAACTCTTGCAAGTTCAGGCATAGGACCTCTAAATTCCTCCATACCTGAAGGTAGAGATTCAGTAGCTACATTTCTTAAATGTGCTTCATCAAAACCTGTACGGAAAATATTAGAACCATCATATATACTTAATGCCTTTATTATACCTTCAGGACTTTCATTAAAGTCCCCTAAGTTTGTACGTGTTGTAAATAGAGCAGCATCATCCATAGTCTCTTTTGTTTTTAAATTACCTAGATTCGCTAATCTGCTATTTACAAATGCACCTGTAGTCAATGGTATAAATTTATTTTTCTTTTTATATGCATCACTAGCTTGATTATACACTATTTGACTTAAAGCACTGCTCTGCTCATACGCTTTATCTATATTTTCTATTTTATTACCATGATCTTTCAATAAAGCTCTACTTGCTGCAACCTTTTGACTATCAGTTAAGTTTGTATCAACAAAGTATTTATCAACAACCTGTTCTAATTGATCTTTTATTTTTCTTCTTAATATTGTTGCTTTAGTTTTGTATTCACCTGCTCTAGGCACAGTTTTATCTACCCATGCTTTGAAGCCATCGTATATTTTATCTTGTCTTTCTTTTTCTAAAGCCTCTATTTTTTCTACTGCTGATCCTCCTGCAATAGCTAAACCTCTAAAAGTACCTAATGAACCGAATAAACTCATTGCATCTCCTCCTCTATAGGTTCTCTAGACATAAGTCCTCTTTTAGGAATATCTTGAGTTACATCTTCTTTTAAATCTTCAACTACATCTTTAGTTAACATACCATCTTTGAGTAAATCTTGTTCTACTCTATTTAAGTCAGATTCAGTTATGTCCATATCTGTATAACTTTCTTGAGCATCCATCATATAATTAATACCTGCAGTATCTGCTAAACCTTTTATGTATTCTGTTATAATAGGATTCACTAAAACTGCAATATCTATAGTATGTTTTCCTTCCATAACACCTGCGAATGTTAGTGTTTCTGCTATAGTTGGTATGGCTACACCACTTTCTGCTACAGATAAAACATTATACATTAATTTATCATCTCCTATTCTAGTTAAATAAAAGTCTGCAGCTTCCTCTAATGTAGGAAACTGAGGTGGACTTTGCCAAGGTCTAGCTCCTAACTCATGTGTTAGTGCCATACCTGCTATTGGAGCATCTAATTCAGGTTCAAGTTTTATTGACATCTTTTTCCCCTTTTTTATTTTGAAAAGCCTCTCGTATAGCCATAACGTACTTTGAGCTAGTGTCTAAAGTATCTTCTCTACTAACCATTGTACTTTGCCTTTTTAACAAACCTTTACCTTCAGATTTAGATGGTTTATCCATATTATTTTGTTGATACATTTTTATGTTTCTATCAGTAATAAACCAAGATTTTCTGTTTGTGTCTATAGTTGATTTCATTAAATAAATAACCTTCCTGCAACAGTGTTCACTCCTGCACCTAGTACAGAACCTATTAAGCTACCAAGACCTGATGCTGCCTTGGCATCTGCTGTCATTTCACTTGCTTTTGTCATAGCATCTGCCGATATATTAGCAGTAGCAAGTTTATTAAGTCTATCCAACTCACCCTCTGCACTTGTCCATGCCCATTCCATAGTATCTGCGTAATATTGCCATAAATTATCATAGGCTTCTTTTGACATGCTAAGTAAAGCATTTGCATTCAACTCGTTTGCACGATTAACTGCCACCGTATCTGCTGTAGCAACCTGCCTTCTCCATGTAGCATTGCTCTGAGCTATAACAAGTTGATTCTGAGCATTAAATTGGTCTCTTTGATTATTGAGTTCTGCATTAAATCTTTCTACAGTATTAACTTGTCCTGCATTAAATTGTGCTTGTGCATTTGATTGAGTAGCATTAAATTGGGATACCTGTGTTGCTAAACTAGCAAAAAATTGATCTACTTGATTTTGTGAACTTGCATTAAACTGTCTTGCAGCATTCGTGGCAGCTTGATCTGTAAATAAGGATTGTACTCTTTGTTGAGCCTTAAACATATTAGTTTGTTGCAGGTTAGATAAGTTAGCCATTTCCATTTGTAAAAATGACTGTGCGTTCATTACTGCAGCCTGTTGTCTATTATTTAAATTAGCCATATCTAACTGTGCTAATGCACCTGCCTCTGCCATTATTAATGCTTGTGCATTTGACAAGTTAGCTAAATTCATACTGTTTACTGCACGAGAGTTCTCCAAAGCTATTTGTTGTTCTGCAGTAAAGTTCATGTTTGCTATATCAGATATCTTTGTAGAGTTCATAACTCTAGCTTGGAATGCCTGATTAAATTCTTGTCCTATAAAGTTAGCTCTTTGTTCTGCAGCTAACATTGCTCTTTGTTGTCTATTAGACAAGTTTTGTGCTTCAAACTTTGCAAATGTTCCTGCATCTGCCATAGCTACAGGTAAAGCAGATTCCATAGCAGCTTGTATGAGTGCTTGTCCTGCTATTGAGCTAGAAGATAGTCCTCTTGCAGACATCTGTTCTGCAACTGCTCTCATAGCACCTGATGCCCAAGCAGGGGTGTTACCACCTTCAAACTGCTTCATTAAGTCTGAAAGTTGACCTTGTACTGTAGCTTTTTCTGTTGGAGTTGCAGTGGCTGCTTGAATTTGTTCTGAAAACTTTGCTGCTTTTTCTGCATTAAATGTTGGCTCTATTAACTCACCATCTTGTATTTCCCTTTGCATAGGGTTTTCAAGTATATGTGCTTTACCTTGAGCAGCATTTAAATTACTAACACTAGAATCTGTTTTTTCTGCTGCTAAAACTTTTGAACGTGGATCATTAGGGTCAGTTTGAGAAGCATTCAGGGCATCTAAAGCACTGTTAATCTCTTCAGATTTAGTTTCTGCAGTCATTAGATTAGCCTGTCCACCCGGAGGTTGAGTAGCTAATGTTGTTGTCGCTGTTGCAGGATTAACATCTACACTACCTGTTAATTGCCCTGTGTCTCCACTTATTTGTTGCTCACCTGTTACTTGTGTGCCAACAGGAACTACTGTAGCACCTGCAGGTAAACCGGGATTAGTTATTTGATTTGCAGTAACATCCCCAATAGAAGCACCTTCAGGAGTATTAGCTTGAGGTATATTTTGTTGGGTTAGGGGTCTAGTTGAGGCAGGAGTGGTAGGTGTAGTATCAGGTGGAGTATCCCCACCCTCTTGCATTTTTACAATTCCACCTTTAGCCATCTGTTGTGCTTTCATTGTAAAGTCATTCATTTTTTGTTGTCTTTTAGGATCTTGAGCTAAAAAGTCTTGGAATGAAATCATATCACCTTGATACCCCATAGAACGAGCTATTTTCTCCATTCCACTAGGTTTAAATGCTTTAAATACTGCCATTATCTACTTCCCATTAAAATTTTATCTAATTTATCTTCTAGTCTTTTTAGTGCATCCATAAGGTTATGCATATCTTCTTTTACATCATCCTTACGTGCATACTCTTCTCGTGTCTTGTTTAAGAGTATTTGTATACGCTTTACTTCTTGGAACATTTTGTTAAATGCCCACCCAAATGGTACAACAACCATTGTTAAGATTATGTTCCAAAATAACATTGCGTCTATTTCCATTTATACCTCATCAGGAAAATCATATATAGGAGCATTTGCTCCTGTTACCTCACCGTCACTATCTACAGGAGCATCAAACAAAGCTATAAACTCGGATAGTTTAGAACAATTATTTATCTTGGTTTCTATTGTATCACAAGCAGTTCTAACTTTGTCTCGGTATGTAGATGTTGCACTAGCCATAGCAGTGCCTTTTTCTGCTTTTCTGGTAACTTCCCAATCTGATTTTGAAAGTAACTGATTAGCAGTTGCTTTTGTTCTACTTATCCAAATAGATTTAAGACCCAATTCAACTGCTTGTTTACCTGTTCTTACATCAATAATTGCTTTCCCTTTATCATCAACTGCATTTACATCAGTCAAACTTTTTTCTTTTCCTACAGAATTATAAAACCTATTATCAAATTTTTCTACTACAGGGTCATCTTCCCAATATAAACCATGTATTTTTTTATTTTCACTAGTCCATGAACTCCATGTAGGGGGTATTTTTACTCCTTTTGTAGTAAACATTTTACCTACGGGAGCAACTGCATCACCATCTGTTATTTTCCAAACCATATTTATCTCCTATCTTGCGTTTGCATACTTAAAAGGTTGTTCAGCAAATGCCATGTATACAAAATCACCTCCTTGAGCATTTCTGTCAGTGTTAGTGTTTCTTAGTTTAAAACCATTTGAGTACATGTCAAAAATATGTCCTGCATCATTTTCACCTGTGTCACCCTCTCCATCTGTTGTATTAGCAACTAAATAATTACTATCTGGATTAAAGGGTTGAGTAGTGCTATCGTCAATTAGCCAAGGTCCATTTGCATCATTTCTTTTATACATTAAAAAAGCTGGTCTAAATCCAGTCCAAATAAACACACCATCATCATTATCAGCACCATTTCCATTGTAACCACCAAATTTTGAATAACCATCTACTTCTGCAAAACAATATGATACCATTTTGTCACTACTACCATTTACTCCAAGAGAATCTGCATTTGATTGATAAGTAGAATAAGTAGTCGCACCAACTGTTTTTATATATCCATTGTTAGAACCATTAGGAGCAATTTGATGATAATTTTCTGCTAAATATAATATATAATTGTCTGGCAATTCTTGATGATGTACTCTCCATTGTTGAGCTTCATCTCTATTTTTAGTGATAATCATAGCAGGTGTTTTTGCTGTATCATTAACTTGTACTCCATGACCAATGGTTGCATCATTTGAGCCATTCCCAGTGAACGTAACAATACTAAACCCTGCTGTTGTGTTACTTTGCACTACAGATAAAATAGAGCCATCAAAGTTAGTTGAACCATGTGTCGTGTTGGTGTTTACTTGACCCCCCATTCCACTATGATATTGACAATAGTAATATAATGTTGCAACTCCACTAGCTACTGTAATTGTAGTTTTGTAAGCACTATCATCTTTTACAACACCCGTTGTATATTCTGAACCACTACCATGAGTTCCATCTGCTGTTAATGAAAATCTAATAGGGTGAGATTGTGCAGTAGAATCAGACCAATCAAAAGTGTATGTACCACCCTCTTGCAAATCTAATGTAACTGCACTTTGAGCAAATGTTGCATCATCTGCACTATTTCTAAATCTATATTTATTTCCACTATCTGATACAACTACAACTTTATAGGTTTTTGATGGTGATGTTCCTCCTGCCAACCAATTCCAAGCCACAAAATCATCAGTATTTTTATTAAATCCAGTGTGTTGACCAACAGAAAACCCTCCTGCACCACTTGTAGAAGCAGCAGTAAATGAAGTTATACCATCTGTGCCATCAGCACCTTCGTTTTCATAATAAGAACCACCAGATATATAAAGAGTTTTTTGTGGTCCTCTGCTGCTATCAACTGTTCTATGATCTGCATTTGTATCTCTGTTTTTGATCCATACCCAATCAGGTTTGAAGTCAAGTCCAGAAATGCTTTGGGTAGAACCACTGCTATCATTAGCACTATTACCTACATACTTGAGCACATCAAAATGGTTTTTTGGTTCTATTATAGCAGGGTCGGGCATATTGCTTGAGCATAAAGCAAGACAGTTTGTTGGCACATCGTATAAAAATTTACCTAAGCCATTTGCATCTGTTTTAACAGGGTCAGGTGCAGTAACACTTGACGCTGCATCAAATGTTGGGTCTTGACCGAAATTAAAATGTATTGATGTTCCACCTGAATAACCTGAATAAGGTAGCCACTTATAAGTGGTCAAATCAAGTGTATGTAAGGGGTATGCACCAGTGTTGGGATTACCAGTATTACCACTTGAGTCTTTTAGATAAGTTCCATTTCTGTGCATAAAAACTTTACCATTAGATAAAATTGCCATTCCCCCTATATCAGTAGCACTAAAAACAGTATTTCCAGTTCTTATGTCATCTGATGCACCAGTTTGATTTGTATTATGCAGAAAATACATTCCTCCAAGTTGAAGCATACATTTTCTTGGATATTGATAACTAGCTACTCCTGCACCATTAGCAGAGTTGTTTTCAAAACTGCTTGTTGCAACAAGACCAAGATAACATCTTGAAGCATCTATAGCAACAACTCTAAACTCAAAATATACACCACCCTCTGATACGACATCATTTATTATATGAGTACCAAAGTGATGTGTTTGATTACTAGTGCTACCATTTTCTGTAGCTAATAATAAACCATTAGTAGTAGTACTGGCTGCATCTTGAGTGTGTCCGTACCTTCTATCCACAGAGTTTATTACGCAAACATTGTTTTCAGGGGAATCAAAATTATTGCAATCGGCTACTACTATATTGTTTGATGTCCAATGGTTACTTCCTGCTGAGTCTGCACCTACTGTTGATGATGATGCACTTGCAACACTTTCATTATCAAACTTTAGATGATAACCTTGAGTGCCATGAGCTCCATTATATGCTTTTGGAATCCAAATACCTTGCTTTGTTTCGCCAAATGAGTTGATGTTAAAAGAACTATTTTCAGTTCCACTTGTATCCGAGAAAAAAGACAAACCATCAACTGAATGATACTCTGCTAAACAACCATTGATTCTGTAGTCTGAGCTTTGAGAAGCATAGTAATCACCAATTTGTTCAATTGTTGAACCTGCATTACCTGTTTGATACCAATTCATTGCTAATAGGGCATTTGTACCCGGATAATTAGCTGAACTGCCACTTGGGTTTGTGCCAAATGTTTGTTTCTCTCCATTTACATAAACACAAACTTTATTAGAATCAGTTGTTTGTGTTGTATCTACTGCAACAACAATATGATACCAAGCATTAGAATCACGAAACTGTCTCACGGTAGTAAGTTCATGTGTCACACTATCACTTACGTAGCCAATAAAATATAATCTTTGGAGACTAGTTAGGCTTATATAAATTATATCTGCTACACCACCACCATTACCTTTAGAGTAAAAATAAGGATTTGGAGAACTATCTAGACCAAATTTAACCCAAAAACTCCAAACATTTTTTTGTCTACTTCCATCTGTGGAATTTACAAGTGTTCTTTGTAAAGTAGCATCTGACCCATTCATTCTAAGTGAGTTAGTAACAACACCATTGTAAATACCTGTGTCCGAAGGGTCACCTGAACCTATTATTGGATGTAAAGACATATTATGTTAAAGCTCCTGTTGAACTAATAAATATGGTATTATCACCACCACCTGTAGCAGTCACCAAGTATGTTAACATATATGTTCCTGCTGTTTGTAAAGCTGTTAGCGTGCTTGCATTTATGGCTACCATGTCATTAACAGCAAGAGTATGTCCTGAATTAACAAATTTAATTGTTCCTGTTTGTCCTGCAACATTATGATTACTAAAAGTTAAACTAGTAACATTACCACTTGTTGTGAGATGAAAGTTATTATTTGTTGCTAAATCAAAAGTAACTGTACCCGTTGTAGCACTTCCTGCAGAAGGTGCTGTTCCCGGAGTTGCTCTACCTGTTACTGTTACATCATCTGCGAAGGTTACACTACCACCATCTGCAACAGTCATGGCATCATCACCATCTGTAAAAGCAATCTTAGTTGTCTGCACTTCTCCCGGAACATTTATACCTGCTGCTGCATCTAGTATCTTCATATTAGTTGCATCACCATTATCAGTAAATACTAAATCTTTAGCATTTGTTGCAAGTTTAATTGTTACATCTCCACTATTTCCCTCAGTGAATCTTAGTATTTCAGTTCCTGCATCTTTAAATACAAATATACCTGTGTGAGCATCTAAAGTTAAAGCGTCACCTGAATCAATAGTTATTGGGTTAGCTGCGATAGTTACACCTGTTGTGCCATCATGTGTAATAGTTGCATCAGCACCTGCACCTAAACTAATAACTGCACTATCTGAATTTAAAAGTAAATCATCTCCAACGGTTAAGTCACCTGCATTGGAAAATCCTACGTTTGCAGTTACACCTGTTGATGATATAGTAATTTGAGGTGTAGCAGTACCTGCAACCATGTTGCTAATAATAACATCACTGTCTTCATTTCCTGCAGTAGTATCTGTTATCTTTGTTTTAATCTCACCCATGATAACTGAAGCATTAGAAGCGTTATCACCTTTAAACTGCACACTTCCTATGATATCGTTGTTAGAAGCATTATCATTGTTTCTGTCAAGTACAAGGACAGGACCTGCATTAGCATCCGTGTTAACACTTGTTATTGTTAGACCTGTATCTGCTACGTGAGTAACTGTTATATCATTATGTTCACCAAAGCCTAAGATAGCACCATCACTGTCTAATTTTAAATCATGACTTACAAGAACTGCAGTGGCAGCATTAAGGTCTATTGTATTTTCACCATCTATTGTCATAACTCCATCAGCACTTTGATGAATAAATGTTGCTGTATCCCCAAATGTTAGTTTGTTAGTACTATTAAGTGTTAATCCTGTTCCATCGGTGTGGGTTAACGTAGTGTCTGTACCTGCACCAAAACCTAGCACTGCACTATCAGACTTTAACGTTAAATTATCTGCAACAGTTACCAATACATTTTCATCTATTGATATTGCAGGTGTTGTTCCTAAAGCAGAACCTTTTCCTATTATTAGGTCGTCTGCACTGTCATCTAAACCTATATAAAAATCTTGTGCATTACCATCAAATACTATTTTAGCATCTTCTGCTCCTGCATCTCCTATAGTTAGTGTTGGTGTTGTACCACCTAATGTAAGTCCTGTATTATGTACATGAGTTAATGTTACTTCATTGTCTGCACCAAAACCCAAGATAGCACCATCGGTAGTAAACTTAACATTAGCTGCAGATAATTTAATATCTGTTCCTGCTGCAATAGTCAAGTTATCTCCATTAGAAGAAATGTGTTCATCTCCTTTGTCAAAGAAGTATAACTTTCTATCGTCTGCAATTCTTACAACTTCGTTACCATCAAACTGTTGAAATATAATTTCTTTTGAGTCTGTTAGTGGCTTAATAATTACATCACTTGATGAGTTTGCTATGTTTAATTTGTTACCCACCAAGCCTAAACTTGCATCATCCTCAATCCTAATAACTTCTGTTCCATCACGTTGAGATATTACTAAATCATCAGAATCTACTGCAGGTTTCATTATAACTTCACCTGATGTGGTATCTAAATCAAAAATAATTTGGTCAACTCCATCATCTTGTAATTTGATATCACCAGTTGTTGAGTTTAAATGTAGTTCTCCAGTAGAATCAATAGATATAGGAGTTGCAGCAATAGTTAAACCTGTAGTGCCATCATGGGTTAAAGTGGCATCATCACCATCTCCTAACGACAATATAGCAGAGTCACTGTTTAATTTAAGGTCATTACTTATAAGAACTGCAGTTGAAGCATCTATATCAACGGTAGGTGCAGTTATTTCTAATTCTGTATCTGCGTCAATATCTAATTGACCATCTCCTGATGAATGTATTTTTAAATCACCATCACGAAATTCTAATATATTATTAGTATTTGCAATACGAATATTTGCACCTGCAAATAATAATCTATCTGTGCCATCTTCGTCATATTCTATGGTAGCATCTTGAGCATCTCCAAATTGTATTTTTTTATCATCAGCTATAAAAACATCTAGTAATAAATTAGAGCTAGTTCCTAAGTTTAGAAGTTTACTACTTGAGCCTGTTAAAGCACTAGCTGTTACAACTAATTGTCCTGCAGGTCCTACTGTTTCAATACGACCACCTTCTCCTGCTGTACCATCGTGAGAGTGTCCACTAGAGCTATCAAATGCCGATTGTAAGGCAGTGTATTCTGTAGTAAAATCTTCGGCTCTAACAATACTACCTGATTGTATATTACCACTCGTTGTAAATGTATAAGAATTTCCCATGTTACCTTCTCTCGTTTGTTGTATATTCTAATGTTGCAGAGTCAAGTGAAAAAGCAGGATTTTTATCTTCACTAGTTATTCTTAATGCTGCAGTAAAACCTGAACCAATTAACTGTGACTCAAATTGACTTTGTGTATTTGCCGAACCATACTTCGTAGCTCCTACCCCATCAAGTTTAGTGATAAATAATTTTGTATTATCTGCAGTTGTTGCTGCCAAACCCGGAGTAAAAACAAAAGCACTTGATGATGCACTTCCTGCAGAACCTGTTATCGTAGGTGTTGCAGTTAAAGTATGAGTTGTCGTTCCTATTATAAATGTATCTCCTACAGTAAGTCCTGAAGCACTTGTTATTGTTAAATTATCAACTGCTATACTTGTAGCTGACGCAGAATAGCCACCCCCATTATTAACTAAACCTGTGTGTGCAAATATACTAGAGCTATCATTATAAAAAAAAGTGCCTTCTGCTAGACTTGAGAATGTTATACTTGCAGGTTGAAAGTCTAAATCTTTTTCAAAATCTAATTTTAAATTAACATCAGCACTTAAACCTCCTGAAGGTTCTGTATATAATATTAATTTATAAAATGTTTTTCTTATTCTTGGATCATTTACAGGAAAAAAGGGAGATTGATATGTAGCAGATATATCACCTCCATCAAAAGAGTTTCCTGATTCTAGTCTATATACATACCCATCATTATTAGCAAAGTAAATAAACTCTGTCTCACTGTCATAGGAACTTGTGGCTACAAAAGAATTTATACCTCTTGTTTCTGCCCAAGCCATGCCCTCTCCACCTTGAGCAGCAAACTGTGTTCCTATTATGCCTAGTGCAGCGTCATCTGTAAAACCTGCATTAAATCCAAATATTCTATACTGACTTTTCTCTCTTATTGTTATACTAGAAAAAGATGTTGAATTACCAGTAAACTTTGCAAACTCAGGCTGAATAGTTTTTGACACAACTGCTAAACTAAAGTCACCAATTCTTTCAGTCGCACCAAGAAGTCTTAATCCATCTGCTGCCAAAAACATGACATCACCACCAACTTCTTGAACTGTATCAGGAGCTATTGCTCCCACATCATCTGTTATTGGTAATATGGCAAAATCACTATTAGTCTTTCCTGTTAATTTTTTAATACTATTTTGAGAAAATACAATTAATTGTTCTCGGAAAGTAATCATATCAGTTACTGTGCCATCAAACTGAAAAGATGTACTACTACTAAAATTATCACTAGTAGAACTGGCTGCACCTGAACATATAATAGTAGAACCTATTGCAACAAATAATCTATTTAAATGAAGAGTAACAAAGTCTGCTCCTGAAAAATCACTGGCTAAACTAGTTTGTTTTGCTAATGATGTGCCTGTAAAAATATAAGGCTTATCATTTCCATCTACTATGAAAAGTTTGTCTGTGCCTGTAAAATTATATTCTGCAAATCTTACTCTACCTGAACCTGATAAAGTAGGACTTTTTTCGGTAAATGTTAAATCTACATTGTCACTTAAACTTTGACTACTTGATAACACTAAATTATTTTGGTCTGTAACTGTTTGCACAGTCACTGTTCCAGTTATTCCTGTGCCTGTAACAACCATACCTACTAAAATAGTGCCATTATTATTATCAACAACAAGGGATGTAGTGCTAGAAATTGCACCATTGACTTTAGCAGTTGCAGTTGATGCAGGAAAAGAAGTAGAATCAGTTAATTGTGTCCAACCACTTCCTGAAGAACGATATAAGTGTGTCTCTCTAGCAGCTATTATAGCTCCACCAAACCTTACAATTCCTCTTACAGTGCTTCCTTCACTTCCTGCTATTGCATTAGAATCTGCTTTAGAAAAACCTTCTATCTTTCTATAGCCACCCTCTATTGAAGGCTCAAAATTTTGTAGAACGGTAGCACTGCCCGGAGCATTAATACCTTGTTGTAAAGGACTGATGTTTTTTAGTAAGCCACCCTTAAACTCTAGGGGGAATGTTTGCCAAGAATCTGCCATTTATTTCCATATATATAGTTTTACATATTTTGTCAAATTTGTCAAGTATTTAACGTAGAACTCACAGAGCTTCTTGTTATCATAGTTGACCTAACATAGTCATATCTGTTTATCAATAAAGAACGCATATTTTTTATGCCCTCTTCAAATTTTTCTTTTGCTATTAAAGCATCTTGTGAATTACCCCTAAATAAATAGGCATAGTGCATTGCACCATCTACTATAACGTGAGCAAATCGTTCAGGAATAATAGGAACATCCGTTGCATTTTCTAGATCAACAGGTATTCTGTAATATTCATATATTAATGTATATGCTTTATCAGGGGGTGGGACAAGTCCATATTCTTGAGAAGGTGTTCTAAAAACAAAGTTAGGCACACCTGAGGTACTGTTATCTTCATCGTATTCATGATGTATATATTTTTCTAAATACTCTTCGTAACTAAGTATTGTTAATTTTTTTGTTGATACACCTAGAGTAGAGCTTTCTTTGATTCTAAAAGTGTTAACATCTAATATCTTAGAATCATCAGGTACTCCATATCTTAATGTGTTTGCAGTTAAAGTGTCTTCTTGTGTTACATGATTATAGGGCCAATTATATTCGTTTTGATTTATGTATCGTATAGATGAATTTATTGAATCTTTTGCTTGAGCATAGAAACCTGAAGCAGAGGCAAAATTACTAGAAGTTAATTCTACTTCATTTAATCTTCTATTTATTTGATTGACTAATCCTAAAAAATTGTAAGCCATTATTTATCCCTCACTTTTAATTTAACACTTCGTTCTGCTTGGCTTCCTGAATTATCTGTAATCGTACAAAAGAACGTATATTCTGTGTTGTTTGTTCCCGAAGCTAAATTTATTGTTGCAGTTTGATTGTCACTACTTTGTGCTTGTGACACATTTTGTATACCATTCACTGTAGCACCACCACTTATAGTAGTCTTTACTCCACTTGAATTATTGACTGACCATACTACACTACTTATTGTGGCAGTTCCAAGAAATCTTGACCAATCCATGCTATAATCTAATTGTTCATCAGGGTCTTTATTGGGCCATCTAAATGACATTGTTATCTCCTATGCTGCTACTCTTACTGTTCTTTCGGCACTTGTTGTTTGTCTTTCTACATATACTTTTCGGTTTTCAAAAGGTACAAGTACTGTTCTATCTGACGATGTTGTTTGTCTTTCTACATATACTGTTCTAGTTTGTGAAACTGCCATGCTATTATTCCTATAGTAAAAAGGGGATGAGTCACCCCACCCCCTCTAAACGTAAACATATACTTATATAAATAAGTTATGCTAAAGTGTCTCTGTCTACTTCATTTGCTCCATTAGCAGCAAAGTGAACAGTGCTTTGACTTCCTTGTGATAAATCATCCACATCTACAAGAATTGCAAAAATACGGATTTGTCCAGTATTTGGTGCAGTTGATGTAGCCTGAAGTTCAAGGTCAATAGTATCAGCAGCTGTTGTAACAATAACAGGGTCAGCAGCAGTTGCAGCAGGAGTTAAGTAACCTACTCCTGAAGACAAGTTTGATGCATTATCATCAATGTCTATAGCAGATACATATCCTGTTACATCTGTGCCACCTAAGTGAGTGCCACCTCCTGTAAAACCGAGGTTTACAGTATTGCCATCAGCAGCCGATTGAACAGACTCAATCATTTCTGCTCCTGCTGTTAATACCATTGTATTAGCAGGTACTTCTATTGCTTCCACAATGTCATTTGCTGAAAGAGCATCTAGATCAGCGTGTCCAAAGTCAATAGTGGTTTGAACCATATAAGGTTGTCTACCTCTATTACCTGCACCTCTAGCACTAACTTTAAAAGTTGATATGGTTGCCATTAATCAATCTCCCTATGCTAAGTTATAAGCAGCAGTAACGATTGCCTCAGGTCTGAGAATCTTTCTGCCATACAAATGCATACCACGAACAATATCAGCAAAAGAGTCAGGGTCTCTGTATGTCTCTGTTTTGTTGATTTGCTCTGCAGTAGCTACTGCTGAACTATGTCCTGCTACAATGATACCAAAGTTTGAAGCATTTGAACCACCTACTGTCGCAGGACCTGTGCCTAGTGACGGTAAGTTGTTAGATGAATAAACTTGGAAACCATGAAGGTTATTAAGTACAAGACCATTCTGTAATCCTGAACCACCAAAATCTGAGTTCAATAATCTTGAATCTTCATCTTTTAGTATTTCCATGAATACAGGGTCAAGAACAAGCCATCTTCCTTGAGTATCAACGTTTTGTTGATCTAAAAGTCTAGCCATACGTGCTACAACTTGTAATGGAAATGCATTACCTGTTGTACCTGATTTAGCTGCAGTAGCTCCACCTGCTCTTGGCTCAAGACCAATAGATTGGTTGGCTGTTCCTGCAGTACCGTCAGTTTGGGTAAAATCAGAAGCGTCTATTGACATAGAGGCTAATAATTCTGCACCAACTAGGTTAGCACCACTAGAGGCAGTAGAAACTGCTTTTGCACCATTTACGGTGGTATTTACAGTATTTGCCTTACCATGTATAGCTGATTGCTTGAATCCTGACATATAACCAAGAACATCTTGGTCAAATTGGTCAGATAGTCTGTAAGCTGCTCTGTCACTTGCTAGTGCAGAAAAGTTTACGTGAGAGTGAGCTTCTTCAATATCATCAACTTTAAAAGCAAAGTAGTTAGCTTTATCAATAGTTAATGAGAACTCCTCATCGTCAAGGTCTTGAGGTGTAATAGTTGTACCTCTAGCATATTCCTTGACTGTAATTTCAGGTTCTTTGATAACCTTAACAGAATCGCCCATATTAGCAATTTCACCGAAATAATCGGAGTTAGTAATTGCTTCAACAATAGATGACTTACGGAATGCAAGTTGCACCTGTTTGCTGTAAATAATAGGACTAAAATTACCGTTAGGTAGATTACCATAACCTGCTGCTGTTGAAAATGCCATTTTAAATCTCCTTTATAACATTTCACAAATGCACACAGAAGGTGTACTATTTTAGTCAAATATACTTTATAAGGACCATTCATGTTTGAGGTTGTACGTATGGTAGCTAACCATTTGTAGGCTCACATAAGTGGGTAGTCTTTAAAGTGGGTAGTGTGTGAGTATCCTCTGATGAGGGGTCACACTAATTTATATGTATATAGTTATACCTATAAATACTGTTTTGTCAATACTTTATCTAGCTGAACCTGATATATCATATATAAAGTTACCAGATCGTATTGCTTCCATAATCATGTCTGAATTTTTTTCATATTCAGTTCCTGACATTTTTTGCACATCAGACTCTTTTATCTTTTTTGTGCTTTCAACTGTAGGATTTGTTTTTGATGACTTAGTTTTTACTTGAGTTGCAGCCTGTTTATCAGTCTTAGAAGGCTTATTTCCAGTTATACCTCTATCTGCTTTGTACAGATCTATAGCTCTTGCTGCAGATTTAGCATCATCTTGATTCTCATATAATGCATTCTGAACCCATTTAGGTTGTTGTTCTGCCCAATCGTGAAAGTCATCACTATCTCTAATATCGTTAAAGTCAGGATGCAATCTCATAAGTTCAACTTCTGCTCTTTCTTTTACAGTCTCTTCGTTGAACTGATTTATTTCTTTAATTCTACTTTCTAATGCTTCAGATTGCTCTCTAGCTTTTTTCATGGCTATTGTTTCAACAATCTTTGCTACGTCAGGATATTCTTTTGCCCATGCTTCTATGTCTTCATCCGACTTGGGTAACTTCATTTCCTTCTTAGTAGCCTGAGACAACTGCTTTTCTAAAGCATCTAGTTTCTTCTGAAACTCTTTTTCTTTTTCTTGTGTATGTCTTCTTAAATCACCGTAGCGTTTTTTAAAAGTTTTTTCTTCTGCACTAGTAGGCTCTTCTTCTTTAACTTCTTCAGTAGGCTTTTCCTCTTCGCCTTTCTGTTCTTTAAGCAGTGTCTCTAGTTCTTCTTCGTCTTTCTTCATTCTCTCTTCTTGAGAATAGGGTCTACTCATGAATGCCTTTTTTTCAGGTGTAGCTTCTTTCACCATTTCTTGTGCTTGTTCAGCCATTATTTTCTCCTAGGGTTATCGTAGCCATATCGTTGGGGGATAAGTAGCTAGTATGTGGATTATTAACGTGAAGCTAATCCACCTCGCTTCATCTTTTTAGGTTTTGTTTTTCTTTTTGCAAGTCCACCTTGTTTAAAGCTAAAAGATTCATCCATGTCACTACTTGGGTCAAAGCCTTCAAAGCCACTAAAATCATCTGAACTGTAATCATCATCTTCTTCAGGAACTTGCCCTACATCTTCTGTTATTCCTGCACTAAAATCAAATCCTTTATCAGCATCCACTTGATCTGTACCTCTTCCTGTTGCTATAACTTGTGCTCTTCCTTTTGCTTTTTCTTCTTTTCTTTCTATGTCTTTTGAAACTACATTTTTAGCTAAATTAGTAATTTTATCTTTAGATAATATATTAGTTCCTTTAACATTAAGATCTTTTTTATTTACATCCATTCCAAAACCTTTTGCTTTGTCAACTAGATCATCTACAGTTAAAGCCTTTCCTTGAGGATCTGTCAATACATTTGTAACTATTTTAGATCGTTCCACCATAGAATTAGCTAGTTTATCTCTTTCTACGGGATCTAGGTTTACTAAATTATAATCTATACCTAAATTATTTTTTGTTTTATATTTTGTTAATAAATCTTTTTGAGACATTAAATTTACATTATTTATATCTACCTGACCCCTTACTCCTCTTGAAATAGCACCTTTTGGATCAAATAAATTTAGTTGTCCAAATGCTATATCTTTTAATGCAGTATCTAGTTTATCCATGTTAAACATAGACTGGTATGATAACGGAGCACCTGTTAAGTCAACTGCAGATGTTGTAGGAGGATCAGAGTCATCACCACTATCAGGCACATCTGTAACTCTAGTAGTTTGTGGTTTTACGTCTGTAACTTTAGGGTCTACCACTTTTTCTTCTTCAGGGTCTACAAATGTGTAACCTTCAGGTATTGGATATATAGGCTGACCATCTTTAAATGGTATCTGTAACCTCATACCTGCTTCGTTAACATATTCACGAAACTCATCATACTGTCCCGGAGTTCTTCCTACAAGTGTTTCAAAAGAAGGTGCAGTACCTTTAACATCTTGTTGATTATAAAACTGTGGTGTAAACCCTCCAATAGGTGCAGGGGTTACGGGTGGTATAGGGGGTGCAGTATAACTAGAAATTCCTGTAGTAGGCATGTTTGGAGTTTGTGGTTGAATTACACCTGTTCCCGGAGCTACATAAGTACCTGTTTGAGCCTTTACAATTCCACCTTGATTATACTCTGTTTCTTCTTCCATGTCAAGGTCTTCTATAGTAAAAGGTGCGTCATCAGGTATGGTAGCTTCTTCTGAATTACCCATCTGTCCCATCTCTTCCATACGTGCCAAACCTGCTTTAGCTTTTTGCCTCATTTGCATTAATTTCTCTAATCCAATATATCTAACTACATCTGCAGGGAATACAAACTCTCCCTCACTTAATCTTGCAGGTATGTCATCCCTTACTTCTTCTTGTGTAGAACCCGGTGGAACATCATTTCCTGATACAGGGTCTACTGTGCCACCCTCATCTTTCAGTCCACCTTCTTGAAATAATTCCATTTGTTTTTTCATGTCTCCACCTTTCGCCATGTTTTTTGTATCTTTAGGAGTTTCCTTTGCTAAAGAAAAAGAACGCAAATCTCCATTTAAATTAACTATTAATTCTCTTTCGGCATCATTACCTGCAAAAGCTATATCCTCTATATCAAAAGTTCTCTTTTCTATTTTTTTCTTTGCACCTTGATTCATGACTTCTGCATAATTAGTTATTCTTTGTAAAGGTATTTTACCATCAGGGTACATTCTTAATAAATTAGCATCTAAGACTTCTTTGTATTGCGTATAATCAGGATCGGCAAAAGCTGTTTCTAAAGCTCTTCTATTATTTCTATCTTCATATTTAAATAATAAATCGTTTATTTGTGGATACTCTAATCTAGCTCCTTCTTCTCCCATAGCTTCAAAAAATTGTTCTTGATTAAAAATCTCACTTTTATCTACTTTTTTTATATTAAAAAAGTTTTTAACCTCATCAATATATCGTTGAGAATTTTTATCTTTTATAGGAGGCACTATGTCCTCAATACGTTTAACATCCTTAGTAAAGCTAAAACCCGGTTTATATGTCATTAAATCTTTTGGTTTATTTATATTACCTTTTATAATCTCATCTATAAACATTCTGTTCATAACATTTAAATTAAAAGGTTCTCCTTTAGCACCAAAACCCTCGGTTGTAAAAACTTCAGGTTTTATATTTCCTACATCTGCTATAATTTCATCTTGAGCATTCATCAGAGTTTTTGTAAATTCAGATGGGTTAGTTACTGTTTCAAAACCACTAATTTTTTTTTGACCAATACCTTTTTCTTTTATTTTTTTATTAATATTTCTTTTTATTTTATCCTTATAAGCAGGTAAATATCCTAATACATTGTTTCTTGGCACGTTATATTTTAATAAGTAGGATTTGTCATCTATAGTTCTTTTCCCTGCTGTTAAATATTCATGTAATTTAAGAATTTTATTTTTGTCTAATAAACCTGATACAAGCTGTTCATTGTTAAGATTCATTGTGTCTTGCTTATTAGTTATAACCCTAAATATAGGAACAGTGTCTCCATAGCCTTTATCATCTAGAGCTTTATTACTAGCTTTTTGAAAAGCATTATCACTCTGTAGTCTAGTTGCTAACTCTGCTCTAGACACTGCTGTCTTAGTTGATGGAGCATTTGTTCCATCTGCCTTTACTAATCTAGGCTCTATAATGTAACCTGCTATTAACTCTTCTGTGTTTAAATCATCATGTAAATTTGTAGTTTCTTTTATATCAACGCTTTGAGAAACATTATTAATATTGTCGGTTTCAGTTTCAATTTGACCTTTTTTAAAACCCCCCATTTGTCCTAAATCACTGTCTTCACCTTTTATGAAGTCTGTTTCTAAACGCATGTCTAATTCTGATACTTCACCATAAAGTTCTTTGTATTTCATGCGTCTTTCAAATCTTTCTTGCACTAATTTTGCTTCTCGTTCACCATATATTCTTCTATACTTTTCTTTAGCTATGGCTTCTTCACGTAGAATAAAATCTTGAGCAATTGAATCAGATTTGTGTAACTCTAGATAATTAGTAATATATTTTAAAGATTGATCTGCTGTTTTATTAGTAGCTTTTTGAATTTTAGATTGTAAATATTTTGCAAATAATACAACTGTATTAGCTGTGGCTACAGGAGCATTTGCTTTACTTTCTTTGTAACCCGGAATTTTAGATAAAATATCATCATAGCCTTCTATAATAGCTTGAGTTATACCTTTTCTTTGTCTAGGGTCTAAGCTATATTCACTAAGTAACATGATTTCACCATCTATATTCTTTAAAAAATCATCTTTTTGTTTTTTATTAAATATATTAGGTTTTATTTCATTTTCTAAATTATCTTCTACATATTGTTTTCTTCTAATCTCTGAGTTTTCAACTGTTTTTTTAGCTTGTAAATAATCATTGTAGTTTGGACTTTTTATTAATTCTCCAAATGCACTACCCCCTGTTCTAAACCCCTCTCTTCTTTGTACAGCATGTTGTACTTCATGTAAAAGAGTGCTTATTATAGATTCTCTTTTTTTAACAGGATCTAAAATGTCCTTAAACGTATGTAAATTAATTGTTATGGAGTCATCAACTTTTCTTGATAAATCAAAACCTACTGTAGGAGAATAACTAACAGTATATTCGCCTTTAAATTTTTTATTCGCATCGTCTATAAAGTTAACAGGTACATTTCTTAAAGCACTGAATACACTTATTCCTGATACGTCAGGACTAGTAACTTTTACATTTTCAAAATACTCTTTGTATAAATTATCAAACTTTAACACTTTAGATAAAGAATAACTTTCTCCTACTTCAGGCTTAAAATTTTTTACAAATTTTGCATTCCTATCATCTATTTCATATCTTAGTTTACCATCTTGTCCTCTATATACACCTGTTTCTTGAAACAATTCTTCAGGTGTTGTATTTCCTTTTGCCTCTAACTCCTCAAACAATTTAGCTTGTTTTTTTCCTGTAGCAGTATTCATTCCTGCCATAGTAGGGTTTATTTTAGGTGCGTTGATTATTTCGTCTGCAGGTATAAAGCTAGGTATATTTGTAGTTACTGCTTTTTCTTTGTCTAGTAGTTTTTTTGTTTGGTCAAGTTCATCTACAGGTTTAGTTGCACCTGCAGTTTCTAATGCTAACCCACCATCAGGAGGTGGCATCTTATCAAAGAAATCAGTAACTCCTTTTTTCAAAGGTGCAAATACTTTTTTTAATGTTTTAACAGGAGCAAGAAAAGCACCTGTTGGTGACAATATCTCTCCTATTAGCTGATCTACATTATCAGGTGTAGATTCTATACCTGTTGTTTTTGTGAACCATTTGTCAAAGGCTTCTCTTCCAACTTCTTTTTCTGCTTTTTGCAAAACATCTTTTAACATCATAGCAGTTGGATTATCTGAATATTTAGCTACACCACTAGCAACTGCAGAACTTAACGTAACAAGATCTGAAGGTATAGCTAATGTACCTGTTAATAAACCTGTTCCTGTAGCTTTTGCTTTGTCTATTATCTCTTCTTTAGTTCTAAACTGAGGTAATAAATTTTTCTTTACGTTTTCAAGTGTAAATACTTCAGACATAGGTACAGGTTTCTTTTTACCTGACTTATAGTCCTCTAATATATTTTTTGTATCAGGAAATAATTCATCAGTTTGATTATTTAAATCTTCATTGAGCATTCTTTAACACTTCATCCCTGAGTAGTTTAAGTTTCTTCAACGATGCTACTGCACCTTGAGCACGATACATAATTGTATCATTATCTGCCTGTTCTAATATTTTATATTGATTTTCAATAAGAGCATCAATGTAATTATTAAATGCCTCCCATTGGAGGTTGTTGCTGACCATCGCCTTCAACTTGCTGAGTATTTGCTTGTCCATCTTGAGGTGTTCCTGTAAATCCTTGTTCTCCCGGAATAGGTGCTTGTCCTGTTCCTATTGTTCCACCACCTGCTCCTGTTGGGTCACTAGGATCTGTACCTGCAGGTGGAGATTGTTGAGCAGAAGGACCTGCAAAGTTTTTCATTAACTCTGCTTGTACTGCTGCTTCATCCATATTGTTGGTAACTTTTTCAGGGTCTAGCTCCATAGACTTTGCTATCTCACGAATAATATATTGAAACTTAGCAAATGGTGCTAGTGAAGGATTAGAAGATACTTGTAAGAATTGCATAAGTCTTTGTGACCTAACTTCATTAGCCATAAGACTTTCTGTTCCTCTTGCCTTAACTTCCAAGTCTCCTTTTATATCAGGATTAAAATCAAATTGCATATTAAATCTAAAGAACCCTTCTGCTAAAGGTTTAAGTAAATAATCATCTACGTTCTTTATAACTGTTTTAATATTTCCTGATGCTGCGTTCATAAGCATAGATATACCTGAAGCAGTTCTACCTACACCTGTTACACCTGTTTGACCATGTGCAAATGATGGCATACCTGTACTCTCATCTGCCAACTGTCTTGCTTTGTCAAATAGTTGTAAATTTTCATTGGATACGTTTGGAAACTTCGTGCCAAAGATTGCTTGACCCGGAGCACCCCCCTGTCTTCTAAATACTTTACCCGGATATACAGATAAGTCCTGTCCCGGAACTAAATTAGTTTCGTCTACCTCTATGAGTAGGTTTCCTGATAGAACTGCATTATCAACTGCCATTCTCATAAAACCGTTCATAAGTGTTTGAGTATCATCCATGTTTTCTGCTAAACCAACACCAAAGAATGAATATGGATTTAATTCATATGGAACTGCCATGTAAGGTATCTTAGCAGGTTTAAATGGATTGAGAACCATTCTTAAAACTTTACCATTTGAAATCCATATGTTTGCTTGTAACTCATCAAAGTCTTCTAGCTCTTTAGGTATGTCAACTTCATTTTCAATAAGTATAGATGTATCACACATACCCCAATACTCAAGTACTTCAAATCTGTAAACATCATGTTCAGGAGCATAATCTGCTAGGTCATCTTCCCAATATTTTTTAACGTAAGATTCCCCTGACTCAATAACTTCATCAATTACATTGTCTCTAAAGTAAGGTCTCTTTTTTAAAGAACGAAGTTGTGATCTAGACATTTTATGTCTTTCAATAACATATTGTGCTTCATCCATATTGTCTGCATCAGGGTCAGGATAAAAATTCCAAACAGATACATGTGATGTAGAAGGAACAGTTTTAAATATAGGACTATAGTCTCCTTCATCGTTCCAATTAGGATACTCTTTGTCCATAGCAAAAGGACCTTTCATAACACCTGTTCCAAATAAAGACATTTCAAAAGCTGTGCTTCTTAATTGTTTACTAGCTCCTGACTCTTGTAATTGGTCAAGTATTTTGTGTTCCATATTTTTAGCTGCGATCATGGCAGGACTAAACGTTATAGCAGTAGGTGTCTTACCTGTACCCTCTTCTAGATTTTCTATGTCACCTAATTTGTCTTTGAGAGGTCCTAGTCTATCTACTAGGGTTTGTTGGGTCGCACCTTTTGGAAAATCTTTACCATCACCTTCGTAACCATACGGAGAAATTTCTTCATTATTATTCTGCAACTCTTCAGGCTTTTTTGGATCAAAGTTAACATTTTTAGCCACACCTTCTGGTAAAACTGTTGGCTCAACGCTAATAGGAAATTTGTTACCTGCAAATAAAACGTCAACAATTTGTCCATAAGCTGCAAGTGTTTTAGTTTTTGTAACTTTAATAAAAACCCTTGACTTCTCTGCTTCAGTAAATTTAACATCATTTGAGTATACTCCTCTATAATTCGTGTATGAACGTAACCAACGTTCCTCGTCAGTTCTTCTATAATCTTCTGCTCTATTGTACTTATCATATATAAATCTTACAATACCATCAGCACCCTTATCAGGCTCATTAGACTCACTTACATCGTCTAATGCTATTGCTTCATCTTCAATCATAATTTCATTGTTTTCTTCTGCCATATTAATATCCAAAGGTTGCATCTGCTACAGGCATACCTTGAGAAGGTCTACCCATAGGATCATAGTCAAATATACTAAATCTAGGTCTTGACATAATGCCATATCTTAATGCATCATAGATATGGTCTTCTGCTCTTGTATCTACATCTTCAGGATTTCTCTTATCCAAAGGTATTGCAGGTATTTGAGACACACTATTAGTACAAGTATTAAAGAACACTAATCTTGGTTGTTCTGTAAATTCATCTATTTGAAGTCTTCTATGTATTTCATTCTTACCTGAAACACGACTTCCTTTACTTCTATCTGATGGTCTAAAACGACATCCTCTTTGTATCATCTGTTCTGCCAAAGAAGGACCAGTATCACCACGTTTATGCCAAAGAGAGCTATCCAAAACACCATACTTAATATTTCCATCATCGGCTTCTAGCTCTAATATCATATCTGCCAAATCTGTGGCAAGGACTTTAGAAACGTATAACTCTCTATATACAATAAGTTGCTCATCTGGACTAACAGCAAACCACAACACAGCACTATAAGAGCCATAACCATAATCGCAAGAACGAAACTTAACCCAATTTCTTGGAATGTGAAAAGGTTCAATAGCGTGAATATCCCTATTAAACTCAGTGAAAGCAGCACCTTCTTTAATATCCCAATCACCTTCAAGCAACTGTTTACGTTGTTGTTCAGGTAAGGAAAGAAGCATCGCTTCGTAGTCTCCCTGAGATGACAAGTATGGATTGTCAGATAATCTAGCAGGTATGAATCTTCTTTGAAATAATGCTTGACCTGCTTTTTCGTGTTTACTAGGATATTGTAAAACCTGTCCTGTCTCAATGTTTGTGGCATCAAAAGTCTTTCCATATGGTGCAGGGTCAATAAACATTTTTTTGACCCACTGATGTCCCGGACCTCCGGGGTTCGTTGTTGCTCTCATATAGACAGGTAAATCAGGAGCAGTAGAACGAAGTCTTGACCTCATGTAGTTCCACGAGTAGGGTGTTGCCCATTGTGTTAGCTCATCAAAGCCTATCCAACTAAACGCTAAACCTTGATATCTTAGAACGTCATCATCTCTGTCTAGATAAGACATCCATAGTCTTGCACCTGATGGTGCTTCCCATTGCATCTTTCTTTCCGACCACTTGATACCCTTCCATATTTGAGGATACAATTCTTTTGACTTAAATATAAGTTCTCTTAATTCTTCTGTTGTATGTCTAAGTAGCAATCCACTAAAAGAGGGATGTCCCATATATCTTAGGGGGTCTGCTAACATTGCATACGATTTACCACCACCTGCAGAACCACCATATAATACTTCTCGTTCTGACGCTGCTAAGAACTCTGTTTGAGGACCATCATTAGGTTTAAAGATAATGTTATGTTCTTCAACAGGTATCTGTTCAACATCATCAACTACTTTAATTTTAGGCTTTTGCTCCTGTCCTACCTTCTTCAATCTCTTCTGCTTTTTGGATTGCTTTCTTGGCATACTCGGACCATTTTCTAAGAGTTCTAGCTTTGTTCTTACGTTGTCGTTCATGCATTAATCTTTTTCTTAATCCTACGTGGGATATATCTCTTCCTGTTTTTTTAGTTAGCCACTGTGCTACTTGTCTATAGGAATACTGATTTACATATTTTCTAGCTAACTCTATAGCTTCTAATTCATACGGTATTGGATCAAGTAGCTCATTATCATTTTCATTTACTTTATAACCAAAAGGCACAGTTCTTGCTATGCGAGGTATCTGTGACCATTCTTTTTGTTCTTCATCTTTTAAATCTGTGGGTTGTGGTAACTTCCACTTACCTAAACTTCTATCCATTGTCCTTCTTTGGTGGTAATATCATAACACCACCTGATGCCTCTACCTGAACTTTCTCTGTTTTGGTTAACCCTACTCTATCAAGTAATTCTTTAGCAGCAGATAGCCTGTCTCTTAATCCGAGTTGTGTAGGGTCATCAACTCCACTAACCATAGCTACTGCTGCCTTCGGAGCATTCCTACTCATGAATATTTGAGTAGCTTCCATAATTTCATCTTTCATTGATGCAACAATAGAGGAAGTTGCAGAGTGCTCAGAATAACCTGCTAATAGTTTAGCTTGTACAACATCACCATTAGCTTCATCAAATAAAACTTCTAAAAACTTTTTTTGTCTATCTGTTAATTCTCTTTTTTTCAATGTGGTATTCCTTGTATTAAAACTCTGTCTATAAGACGTTTTGCTCTGTTGGGTGTCTGTTTGTACCAACGTGAGTCTTCCATCTGATTTGCCATCTCTTGATAGTCTTCCTTCTCTACGGCAGCAATCATCTTCTTAAATTTACTTAAACGAGGTTTGCCAAGTTGAAATGACATATTGATTAGTACGTGTTGTATTTCGTCAGGTAGTTTATCAAAAGCACTAAATATAGTTTGGCAGTCTTGTATTGCAACTTGCACATCATTTAAAAACCAATCTTGTACTTGTTGTTCAGGTACAGGATATCCTATAGGTTTACCATAGTAATCTGCATCCCATTCTGTTATAAGATGTCCAATCCCCCCGGTCAAATGATTTTCTGAGCAATGGTACAATTCATACTTTACACCCTCATCTGCTTCAATTTCTTCTCTGAGTGTACTGATGTTCATCGCCTAAGTCCTAGCTCTAGTTGTTTTTTACGTATCTCTTTGACATGTAAGTGCCAAAAATAATTACCTATTTTACATATTATACTTGATAATTTTAAAAATGTCAATGCTTTTATACTCATGTTATTCCTATTGATAATATGGAGTGACTGTGGAATTAGGATCTTCTATACCTTCAACTGCTAACACTTCAGGTATATAATGTTTTAACATATTTTCTATTCCCATTTTTAATGTTTGTGTTGACATGGCACATCCACTACAAGCACCACTTAAAAATATTGTAGCTACACCATCTTTAAATGATTGTAACTTAACGTGACCACCATGCATCTGAACGCTAGGTAGTATATAGTCTTCTATTATTTTATTTATTGCAGATACTGTGTCTTGCATTATCTCTTCTTTAACATCTTTGCTGCTTGACCTACACCTTTAATACCAAAGGATGCAGATATAGCTATATATAATAGGTACTGATACCAATCAGGCAAAGTTGCTAGTATTTCAAAACCACTTTTAACGTATTCTCTCATTCCGGGAATGAAGACTAAAATTGCAGGAGCTAATAACACAACTAACGCAAATTCGTCTTTCCAAGAATCCACTGTTGCATCTGCCATCTTACCTTCCCACTCAACCTGACCTGTTGCAACCTTTTCAGCAACAGTAGCACGAGCTTTTGCCTCTGCAACTTTAGCTTGTCCATCAGCTTTTGTTTTTTCTATTTTGTTTTGAAACCATGTTCCTGCGAGGTTTGCTATTGGTCCTATCAACGCTTGTATCACTGTTTATTCTCTCCTGTAATTTTTTTGTTCTTTCTATTTCTTTATTTTTAGCTAAATTTACGAAATCTTGCCGTTTTCTTTGCAATCTTTTTGGGCTGTTTAGATACTTGTTTACCAGATCTACTTGCTTTGCGTTTAAGAGCCGAAGAACGGGAGTATTCACTGGGCGAAAGAGCCTTAATCGCTTTCTCAGGTAAGTAACGTTCACCAGTTGCCTTTGGTCCTTGTGTACTAGGTTTGCCAGATTTAGTTCGCCATTTTTGTTTTGTCCATGCACGTAATGATCTCTGCCCTTTTGTTAATGCCATGTTACCTCTCTACATACATAAATCTTCATACTTAGTTGTATGAAGTCTGTGTTGTGCTAATTCTCTCGCTTTAGCAATACCTATTTTATTATTATACTTTAGTAAGTTTATTAACCAATTTATCATATGCTTCTTTAATCTCTTCTATAGTTCTTTTACACCCTATACAAACATTATCTTTAAGTTTGCATACTCCAATACAGGGACTCATTTTTTACCTATACTTCTTAAACTTTCCATTACATCATCAATATTTGGCTCATCTTGTCCGGGATTATAAATACATTTATATTTTTTAGGACAGTTTGGTTCATACATTAATGTATATGTTTTATTTCCACCCTGATATATACAAGCCTGTTTATCCGTATACTTTGATCTAAGTATTTTTTTTAATCTACAAGTTGTATACTTCTTGTCTATTATTTTACCTTGATTACGTAACTGTTGTTTAGTTAATGGTTTAGGTACATATGTATATCCATCTGCATGTGCTCTACTTGTGAACATACTAGCTAATAATATTAAAAAGCCACCTATCGCTACCACTAAAAGTAACCACCCAATACCTTCACTTAACTGTCTTCTTAATTGTTGTTGTTTGTATATTGTCTGTTGTCTTTGTTTTCTTATCTGACCTTCCATCTGTAGTAGTTCATCATAGGCTTGAGGACCATGAGTCAGGTTTAAAAACATTTTTAATTCATATCTTTGTTCTTCAAGTTTCTTTTTAGCTGTGTATGCAGCCATCGCTGCTTCTTCAATAGAATCAGCTTTAAAAAGTTTACCAAAAAGAGGTGGGTTCTTAGCCTGTTTTTCAGCATTGTCAATATCTGATACTGCTCCCATCCATCTGCCTATGTCTCCTGACATTTGTTCAATATCACGACCTACAGCGAATCCCTGCTTAATCGCATTAAATGCCTTTGATGCGACACCTACAGCTAGTGATATAGTTACTGGGTCCATTATTATTTCCTTATGGGTTTACAATATGCAGTTATGCGTTGACCTCCATTTTCTGTGGGTATAGTTGGTTGGTTATGCAGTCTTTCTGCAAAATAAAGACATCTATCTAAATCTTCAAATCTTTGGGTTTGGTTTATTATTCTTGTGTCTATCATAAACACGAGAAGAAATTCTATCATTTATACAGGCACACCCTGCACTTCTTGTTCCTCGTGGCAATCACAAGTACACTCGTCACAGTCACAGTCGTAACATTCACAAGTAGGACATCTATTTTTTCTTTTTTCGTTCATGTGCTCTCTTTAATTGTTCTTTAGCTTTTTTAAATATGGCAACAACTTCTGTTTTGCCCATCACTTTAGCTCTTTGTTCAGCGACAGTAAGTATTTGTATCTTTCTCGCATATGGCTTATTAATTTTCTTAACTTTTGCAACCGTAGCTTTGGCATCTGCAACTGTAGCAAATTTAATGCTAACCGTGTCTTTAGGGTTCTCATCCGTATATAAACGTCTGCCACTTCCTTTAGGTTTTTTACCTGTGCCAACTTTAGGGTCTTTCTTTTTATTAGACACTACCCTCTATAGCCTCCACCTTTTGCTTTGTATTGTTTGGCTAACATCTGTGCTTTTCTTGCACTCCATTGACCGGGTGAACCTCCCTTACCACCTGCTTTGATACGATTGAATAAGTTTTTACGCATTGTAGGTTTAGTGTAGTTACCTGCCTTATTAACAGTGCTACCACCTTTGTTTAGCTTAATAGCAGATAAAGTTTTAGCTTGACCTGCGTGAGCTTTACTAGCTTTTCTTAATTTTCCTGCTACTTTTTTTATTGTTGCTTTTGCTTTTTTTACTGCCACTGTTATCCTCATATAAATTGTTAAATGTTGTAAAAGGGTCTAAATAGGACTCATGTGCTTCTGCAGAGTGTATCCACTGTGAAGGAGCAAAATCAGGAGCACCTTCTCCTGTAACCCATAATGCAGGACTTGTTGCCCTGACTCTATTATTTGGTAGTGCAACTATGTTACCTGTCCATTCACCTGCATCTAACAAATACATCACATGTGATTGTTTATGTTGTGCAGGATCGTCTGCTATATCACTCTCGGTGTAATCAACTGTAAATAAGTACTTCGCAGTATAAAATGCATTGTCTATTTTACAGAGCCATGGGGAAGAACTGACCCTATCCATAACAATGACACT